TACCTTGCCTTTGAGCAAATCAAGCTTTTCCATCACGCAGATGGCACGCTTGCGATTGCGCATGATCTGCCCGTCGCGTTCCATCGCCCTGAGGCGGCGCGCAAACAAGTCTTCTTCGTGCGCTTCAATATGTATCAATTGCAGCAATTCCTCATCGCTGACCGGGACACCCTGCTCGGCAAGAATTTGCAGGATGAATTCGCGGCTTGGCAGCGGGTGCTCGTATTGCTCGCGTTCGCGCTCCAGGTAGGGGTCTTGCAGGCGTAAATTAATTTTCTTTTTCATCGCTTCGCGCCCCCTATCCAACTTTCCCCCGCAAGCGGGAGAAAGGGCAATCGTGAAAAACATTTATTATTATTCATTGACAATATATCCTTTAACAATTAAATTGCGCGCCTTCAGCAAATCTAAGCCCAGATGGCGGAATTGGTAGACGCGCACGGTTCAGGTCCGTGTGCCGCAAGGTGTGGAGGTTCGAGTCCTCTTCTGGGCACCACAACAACAGTCTAAAAACCCCGTAATCAAGCCATTTCAAGCGATTGAAGTGGCTTTTTTGTTGGCTTTTTTGTACCACATCAAACCACGTTTTAACGGGCTTTCTCGCTTACTGCCGGTTTTTGGTGTACCATTTTTGCACCACAACTGTACCAAACTCAAAATGGCCACCTTCCAAAAACGCGGCGACTCGTGGCGTGCAATCGTGCGCAAGTTAGGCGTTGTTCAATCCGAAACACACCCGACCAAGACGGCGGCGCAGGCCTGGGCAGCACAAGTAGAGGCCGACATCATAGCAGGAAAACATGGTGACATTCCCAACAAAACCTTTGGGCAGCTTCTTGAAAAATACCGCGACGAGGTATCGCCAACCAAGAAGGGAGAGCGCTGGGAGCGCCTGCGCATCAACCTTATCATGCGGGACAAGATAGCCAAGGTGAAACTAGCCGAACTCAAGCAGCCCGATTTCGCATCGTGGCGGGATAGGCGGCTTGAATCTGTGACTTCGGCCAGTGTGCGCCGGGAATGGGTGCTGCTGTCGTCTGCCTGCTCCACTGCCATCAATGAATGGCACTGGCTGAAAGAACACCCGATGCGCGGCGTAAAGGTGCCGGCACACGGCAAGGCAAGGGACAGGATCGCAACGCCGAATGAAATTGAGCTGCTATCCGTGGCGCTTGGATATAACGCAAATGTGATGCCGAAGTCGGTGGGCGCCAGGGTGGGGGCGGCCATGCTGTTCGCTATTGAAACAGCCATGCGCGCCGGGGAAATTGCCGCGCTCGACTGGAAGAATGTTCACATTCAAAAGCGCTACCTGCACGTTGAGAGCGGCAAGACTGATGCAGCGGAGCGCGATGTCCCGATATCCACAGAGGCGATCCGGCTGCTGCGGCAGATGGGAACCGAAAGCGCGGTGTTTAATTTGTCCACCGCGCAGATCGACTCGAACTTCCGTAAGGCGAAGAAGATGGCAGAGATCGATGGACTGACGTTCCACGACTTGAGGCATGCCGCGATCACGCGGCTGGCGCGCAAGTTGGACGTGCTGGCGCTGGCGCGCATGGTCGGCCACCGCGATCTAAAGCAGCTCATGGTCTATTACAACGAGAGCGCTGCGGATATGGCCGGGCGGCTGGATTAACTACCGCTCCAACTGCGCCTCTTCCAGCTTCCCACGCTGCCGCTCAATATCTCGCTCGAATCTTGCATTCTCAGCCTCAGTTGGTTCTTCAAGGTTTCCATAATTACGCTGAATTTTTTTGATAGCATCCTTGATTTCTTCAACATTCTTGCGCATCTCGATCTGCTTGGCAGCCTGCATATTGCCGGCAGGGTAGGCAGATGCCTTCACTCCAAATGCGCTGATAATGGCCGCTGTCGTGTTTCGCACCTCGCCTATCTGCCCTTCTCGCTTAAGCGCTGACCTCTCGATGCCAGACCATGCGTATGACTGTCCGCTGCCTTGGCTCAAGCCAAGCGGGTTGATCTCGCCCATCGGTGTTTGCAGGTTGAGCGGGTTCGGTAATGGCACGTTCGGCATGAATCCCTTGAACAGATGATCCATGCGCTTTTCCAGCGCCTCTCCTGCGGTGTCGGTATCCTGCACAATCTCCTTCTCGGTGAATATCGACTTGTTCATCAACAGCACTTCAGCCAGCAACGGGATCACGCCGCCAGGTGTTGCCCACGGCGGCAGCATACCGGAACCCATTTCCATGTCGGCCACGTCGCCGACCGGAACCCAGCGGCGAATGTCCAGGAAATAAGGCGCGTCGTCGTCATGATTCCACGGCATCCGCACCATCTTCGGCACGACACCCCACACCCCGCCCTGCTTTTCCTTCGGCAACAGATCGCGCTCGTCGTCCTCGTCGCCTCCAGACATTGCATATCCGATGGCGTTCACCATCTGCCAGAACGCCAGCAGCTTGAGTATCTTCCACGGCTTTGCCTTGGCAGTGTTCACAGCCATCGGAAGCGCACGGTAGAAGAACGAGATAAACGGCAGCGCAGTGTGGCGCGCGGCCTGTATCCATGGCGCGTTGATGTCGTAGTTCAGGAATGAGTGGCGCGCGATGCGGCCGGCCTCAATGTCGCTCTTACCGTAGCGGATTGCCTTGGTAAATGCGGCCAGGCGGAATATCGCATCCTCGAACTGGTAGGCATCCTCCATGTTGCTGGTGTACGCCTTGGCACCCTTCACTGGAACCATGCCGGCCATCGTGACCAGGTGCATCACCTTGGCCATGCGCGTCATTTCGTCCTTGGCTTCCAGCTCCCCGGTCAGCTCGGCCTTCATCGACTCAAGCTGCTTGGCGATCTCGTCGCGCAAGGCTTCGTTCGACAGGAACATGCCGCCCAGCGCGCCGGAATCCTCGAAGCGCTGGTAAATCTCGCGGTAGCCGTCCTTTTTGTTGAGCGCCCACACCTTTAATGCTTCGGCCAGATCGGACGCGCGCAGGTCGTGCCAGTCGGCAATCACGAAGTTCGCCATCACGTTGTTCGCGTGAACCGCAGGACTCCATGCGGTTTTCGACTTTTTCCAGAATTGCAGCACCTTCTCGTGGGTGTGGCCGAACGGCTCGATCCACGCTCCGGCTGTTTGGCGAATGTCGTTCCATACCGCGCCGGGGATATACAGCCCGGCCAGCGCGCCGTACTTCCTGGTTTGCGTCCCTGGAATAAGCGCCGCTGGAACCTGCACCCATTCATCCTTGCCGTAGCTGTGCAGCATGGATTCGCTGGCAACCACCTCGCGCCCATCCGGCTTCACCTTGCCGTAGGTCTTGCCCGTCCACTCGAAGAACCGCCCCACCTCGATGTCGTGCGTCATCATCTGCAAGGTCTGCGCCACGGCGTAGCGCACTTCGTCCAGTTCTCCCATGCGCTCACGCTCTTCCGGGGTGAAGTCGCGCCACACCACCAGCTTGTCGCCTTTGGTGCCGCGCACCTCGAATGTGCCGGCATTTACCCAATCCCCAAACTTGGCAGGAACTGCCTGATTGGCCGGCCAGTAGATCACCTCATGCAACCTGCCCATGGGTTTGCTGGTCATTCCCGGCAGCGCGTCCATGGCCTCGGTGCTGGCATCGCGGCGCTCGAAGCGGATCACCTTCTCACCGACCAGCGAATTATCGGCACGGCCTTGTTGCAGCTTGCGCCAGAATTCACGATCCCCGCCGATGGCGTCCATCTTCACTTCGTCGAATATCCCCCGCCCCTTGTATTGGTTGCCCTTGATACGCAGGGCGCGGGCACGCAGCATCTTGCCAATCACGCCCTCTTTGTCCAGAACGTGCTTGGCATAGGTGCGGTGCAGATAGGACATATTGTTGCGCTCATAGGCTTCGCGCGACATCTGGCCGAGGCGTACCGCCTCCTTACCCATGTCCGAGATCAGTTTCTTGAGCGTCGCCAGGGTGTCGCGGCTATCCGCGGGCAGTTGCTCCAGCAGCGCCTTTTCGGTAGCGGCGTCCGGTTTGACTTGCATCCACTGGTAGGCGATGCGGCTTTCTGCCCGCGTCAGCCCGGCCAGCATTTCGGATAGCCCGGCGGATTTACGGTTGAGCGCCGCTTCTGCCGCCTTCATTTCCGCCTTGCGGTCGATATAATCGGCGCCCAATCCGTAGTCGGATACCAGCCCGGCCTTAACCTTCTCCGGCACGAACTCACCGGCGCGTTCCATCAGCAGATCTATCGCAGGCTCAACGATGCGATTCCATCCGACCAGCTTGAACGGAGCGGAAACCACCTTGTCGATCAGCGAAACGTCAGACTCCATGCTGGCGGCCTTAGCCGTGCGCAGGATGCTTGGTTGTTTTTCTTGGGGCGCGCGTGATGCCATAACACCTTGTGACACGCCCGCCGTGTCATATCCCTGCGCCTTACCCTCGACCGCATTCTTCATCTGCCGGATTAGCCCGAGTACCTCGCCGTCGCTAACCTCTTCGATCGGCTTGCCGGTCACGCGGCCAATGAACTGGCGCACCGCGTCCACCACGCGCCTAATCATGCCCAGCAGGTTGCTGCGCATCCCGATAGGCACCTTCACGCCGTAGCGCTCAAGGATGGCATCAACATTGCCGGTGATGGTGGCCGCCGCCAGCTCGGCGATGGCCTCGTCGGTGTGTGTCCTAGCGTCGAATATTTCGCCGCGATCCGTTGCAATGGCTTGGGCGAGCTTGGTCACAAAGCCGTTCTTGGCGGCATGGATCAGCGCATCCACTACCGGGCTACCCAGCATCCGGATCCCGCCATGGCCTACTACTTCATGGATTGCCACCCACACAGCGCGCTCCGGCGATGCGATGTTGTCGGCCACCAGATAGACGGTGTAAGTCTTGGGATCGTAGATACCCTCAGAATGCTGGTCTATCGGCTTGGCCGCGCGCAGCGCGCGCAAGTAGAGTTCGGTAGGGATTTCCTTGACCGACTGCACGATGATGACACGCTTGAAGCCATGCCAGCTTGCGCGCAGCTTGGCGGTGGCTTGCTTGATGGATTCGACGGTTTGCGGCGTTGGGTTTGCCTGCTCGGCTTTGCTGAACCGCGTCCTTCCGGTGCGGTCAATATGACTTGTACCCATCTCGCCAAAGTAAAGCGCGCCAGCTTCGCGGTTGGCTGTCGGCATGGCTGTGTTGGCGTTGCTGAATCCGCCAGCTGCGCTTGCGCGCTGAACGACCAGCGTCAATCCGTGTTCGTTGGCGAATCGCTGGAATCGAGCAGGAACCTTGACGCGAGCGGGGCCGGTGACGATGGCTTTGCCGTCGGCGCTGACGGTGAAGGTAACCCCCCGTTCTGCCGATTCGATACCAGCCGCAGCACGACGTAGTTCAACGAGCGTGGCTCCGTCGATAGGCAGGTTGCGAGCGGTGTCTGGTTGTACTTCATAGCTGTCACTCTGCGCTTTATTTGCTACGCTTGCAAGCGGCACATCATCGCCCTCGATGGCCTGCTTTGCCTTGCCCCACAATTCCTGATTGCCGCCTTTCAGCAACTCAAGCTCGGCAGTCTTTTTTGGCAGGTAGCGCCGCGTAAAGTCGGCTGGAGCATCCTTTGCGGCAAGTGCGTTGTGCGTAATGTCGGCCAGCTTGATTGTCTGCGCATCCGGCGTCATCTTGCTGATGTCGTATGGCTTGGTGAGCTGCTCGACCAGATCGGCAACCTTGTCGCCCAGTTCCGCGCGCACGTCATCCAGCATTACCTTGGTATCCTCTACCGTGTCATGCGCCCAGGCGGCGGCCAGCATTTCCTCGGTGTGCGGCACTGTGCGCAGGATGTCCACCACGCCTTGTGGGTGCATGATGTACGGCTCGTTGGTGAACTTGCGGCGCTGATCAATCTCGCTGTGGTACTTCTCGGCGAAAGCCTTGGCTTTCTGCACCAGCTCCGAGTTGGAATGGTCTTTTCCGTCGCGCTCCATTTCCGCTTCAAGCTCTTTAGCTTCCTTGATCTTGTCGGCCATTTCCTGAGCGAATTGAAACTTTGCGCCGGTGCGGCTTTCGTTCGCGCTGATCTGCGCCTTTGCATCCAAGACAGTTTTGCGCAGCTCTTCCGGCTTGCGCTCCACGCCGGCCAGCGCATTCGTGGCGCGCATGGACAATCCCACCGCATCATCATTCGGATCGCGGCCAATGATTGCGCCATCCTCACCCAGCTTCATTTCCAGCCGGACGTAATAGCCGAGCACCTTGCCGTCGTTGTTGCGGTCGATCTTGCCGATGATCTCGATGGGCATGCCCGACACTTCGCCGACAACCTCGACACCTTCCTTGGCGGTATCAGCATAGGCCTTGAGCTTGGCCAACAAGGCTTCTCCCCATTCCTTGCGCTTGGAGTATGTCGTCTTGCCAGCCTTGGCGGCGAACTTGTCGCCGGACAGGTCTTGCACCTTGCCGGCCATTTTCTCGGCGCCCGGCAGCTTGCGCTCCGCCACTTCGATTGCATACTTCGCCCTGACAATCTCCTGCGCCAGCCGCATGCGCGTCTCTTCATGCGAGCGGTACAGGCGCTGGTAGCGGTCAATATCCGACTTCAACCCGGCCAGCCGGATGGCGCGCTCGTCCCCGGCGGTCATGGCGGTTGCCATCTGGAATTGGCTTGTCTCGGATATATCCTCAAGCCTGCGCACCGACGAATCGCCGGATAGCGCCTGGTCGATGAAACGCTGCTTGCGCGCGAGCAACTGCCACATATTCGTGTCGTAGCTCCCCTTGGTGGAGTAGGCGAATATCCGCACATTTCGATTCTTGTTGCCCTGGCGCACGATGCGCCCCTCGCGCTGCTCCAGGTCTGCCGGGTACCACGGAGTGTCCAGGTGATGCAGCGCTCTCAGGCGTTGCTGCGCATTGACGCCGGTACCCATGTTCTTGCTGCTACCCACCAGAATGCGCACACGCCCGGAGTTCATATCCTTGAACGCCTTTTGCTTGGCGTCGGATTTTTTCAGGTCGGACATAAAGACAACCTGATTCGGCGGTATTCCGGCGTCGCGCAGGCGCTTCTCGAACCACGCGCGCGCATTAAACCCGCGATTTGCCGCCACTCCTGCGCCAAATCCGATATCGGAGAACACCATCTGCGTAGTGCCATTTGTCTCTTCTTCCTTGCCCGCTTTGTTCTTGAACGTATAGTCCGCGCCTTTTTTGTAGGATTTAATCACGCCGTCGGCCATCACATTCAGCTTGGAGGCCGGATCAGATGGCAGTGACGGGTCGATGAAGCGCATGTCGATAGCGGCCAGGCGGCCATCGCCGATGATGCGGATTACCGGGTCTGGATTGTTCGGCTCGTCGCGCGACGGCTTCCACTTCCGCGACTTCTCAAGTCTGGCAGCGAGTTCTTTCTTGTAGTCCAGATAGTCGTCAACCTGCGGCGTGATGACCAGCTTGCGCGCGCCATACTTCACGCTTGGCCGCTTGTCACCCAGCATTTCGGCGAGGTGTTCGGAGGTCAGCACGTCGGCAAATTCTCGGAACATCTGCGTCAGCTCAGGCACGTTCACGATATTGGCGAAGCGCGTCACCGGCGCATACTTGCCGGAGGCGTCGGCCTCGATCTCGGTGCTCTCTTCGCCGAACATCGAAGCCCATGCGTCGAAGGTTTGCAGCCCCTTCTCTTCAAGCACCTTGGGTTGCATGAAGCGCTGCACGGAATACATCTCCGCCATCGTGTTGGTCACCGGTGTGCCGGATGCCAGCACCAGCGAGCGCCCCGGCTTCTTCTCTTCGAGCCAGCGCGTTTTCATGTACAGGTCAAAGGCGCGATCAGAACCGGTCGAGCTGATCCCCTTCACCTGGCGCACCGTCGAAAACTCCAGCTTGCGGTACTCGTGCGCCTCGTCAACGTAGAGCATATCCACGCCCATCTCATCGAAGCGCACGTTCTTGTCCTTCCCTTCGCCTGACATTGCCGACTTGAGTTTTTCTTCCAGCTTCTCAATGCGGTTCTGGATGTCGCGAACTTTCGGGCTGCGGCTCTTTTTCGCGTCGCCGGTATCGCCTTCGGCATCCTGCACCTCTTCCAGCGCGGCGCGGTAATAGTCCAGCTGCTCGTTCATCATCTTGTCCTTGAACTCGGGATCAAGATCGAGCAGCTTGAACGCGGAGTGCGTAATAATGACGCCATCCAGGTCTGACATGCCCACGCGCGCGATGAAGCGGCGGCGGTTGTCGGTGTGGAATTGCTTCTCGTCGGCCACCATCAACCTGGCGGAAGGGTACAGTTGCAGCCATTCCTGCGCGAACTGTTGCAGCATGTGGTTCGGCACCACCATCATCGGCTTGCTGATCATGCCCAGGCGCTTTTGCTCCATGGCCGAGATCACCATTTCCCATGTCTTGCCGCTCCCGACCGCGTGCGCCAGATAGGTGTTGCCGGACTGGATGATGCGCCATGCGCCGCGCTTGACGTGATCGAACACGCTGATCGTTGTCGTCGTGCCCGGCAAAGTCAGGTGGCGCCCGTCGAACTTGCGCGATACCGTGGTGTTGAACTTGTCGTTGTAGAGCGTGACCAGCTTCTCTGTGCGCTCGTTGTCTTGCCACATCCAATCGGCAAACGCCTGGCGCATCTCCTTCAGTTTCTGGATGGCGGCCTCGGTGGCGGCAGGCTGAAATACTGTCGCCTTCGTGTCCGGGTCTTTGGCGGTGATGCGGATTGTCCGCCCAGTTAGCCCGGCTTCCATGATGTCGGCCGCATCACGATCCGCTGTCCCCCAGTCAACCGTTGCCCGGTTGGTCTTGTTGCCAGATATGACGGACACATTCCAGTTGCCGGTGTGCTCGTTGTAAGAAATATTGGCCTTAACGCCGGTCTTTTCGTGCAGGAACTGCGCGTACACCTCGCCGGGTATCCAGTTCATGCCGAGCGAGGTGGTGATGTCGGATGGCGAAACCGGCGACGGCTGGGCGTTCATCAGCGCCTCGACGTTGCGCGCGAATCCGCGGTCTGTTTTCGCGGCAGCTTCTGCCTCTTTCAGCTTTGCCTTCACGTTGCCGGACAGGTATTCATCCGCCATTTGCCAGCCATTGGAGGGCGATTCATAGATTGCCGACCCCAGCGAGTTGATTGTCTCGATCTCGCTCAAGCCGATGCGCTGCGCGATCAGCGGAATATCCACCCGCCCGAGGTCGTTCAGCGATGACAGCAAAGCATCGTGCGGTGTGCTGATCTTGGATTCCTTGCGCTGATCCAGCGTGCGCTTCGTGAGGAAGTCGCTTTCCTTGATCTCGCCGGTGTCGTCATTGATTGTCTCCAGCGCCAGCACCTTGGAGTATTCGGGATCGTCGTTCAACTTGGGGATCAGCTTGAAACGGCGCGAGGAAATAATATCCTCCACCTCGTTGCCATCTTCGTCCTCGACTACCGCCTTGCGCTCAACAACGGTATTTTGCAGCAGGTTGCCATGCACCCTGACGAATGCCTTGTATTCCTTTTGCAGCGCCTTAAGCGACGCTTCCCAGTCGCCATCGTTCAATTGGTCGTACTGCGTCTGGTTCAGCGCGTCGCGCAGTCGCACGAAGCTCCTGACCAAAGGCGCATCTATCCCCTTCACTTTGTCTGCCGGCACGCCCAGGCGGTTCTCTACCTGCATGAGTTTCCCGTCATCGCTCACATAGTAGTTGCCTTCCTTCTTCGCCTTCGGGTTGAAGTCGAGCTGGCGCACTTGCGCGGCCTTGGCGGCAGATTCTTCTGCCGGGCGGAACACATCACGCGGCAATCTATCAACCGCCTTCGCCAACAATTCGGTTGTCGGCACATCCTTGTTGGGCAGGACGGTATATTGCTTGCCGAACTGTCCGCTTTCAAGTGCGCCTTCTCCCAGCACCATCTCTGGATGCTTGGCGAAATACTCATTGATGAGGTGATCGCCGCCCTTGATCTTGATCTTTTCCAACCCCATCCAGCCGTGGCCTTCAAACGTCTCGCCGGGCACCTTCTTGCGCAGGAACAGGATGTCCGTCACCACTTCTGTTCCGGCGTTCTTTTGGAATGCCGTCTGCGGCAGGCGGATCGCGCCCAGCAGGTCGGCGCGCTCGGCGAGGTATTGCCGCGCCTTATCGCCCTGCTTGTCCATGGTGTGGCGGCTGGTCACAAACATCACCAGCCCGCCCGGCTTGACCTTATCCATGGTCTTGGCGAAGAAGTAGTCATGCAGCGCGAAGGCGTGCTTCTTGTAGCGTGGGTCGGACAGCACCTTGGAATCAGAAAACGGTGGGTTGCCGATGGCTACATCGTAGAAGTTGTCCGGCAAGGCGGAGTCGATGAACGACTCGACTAGGATGCGCTCGTCCGGTTGCAGGTGTTGCAGGATCGCGCCGGTCAGCGCGTCGAATTCGATGCCGGTGTAGATGGAGTTGTTTGCCATGGCAGAATTCATCAGGCCGGGGAACACCCCGATACCGGCGCCAGGTTCAAGCATAGAGCCACCCTTGAACCCAAGTAGATCGGCGGCGCGCAATATCTCGGTGACGACCTCTTTGCCGGTGTAGTGCGCGTACTGGGTAGAGCGCTCGGCGGTTTTCCAGTCCTCATCCGACATGACAGCTTGGAGGCGGTCGCGCAGCTTGCCCCAGTCGCTCACCGACTTGTCAGGCTTGGCCGCATCCAGCATCGCCTTGGTGATGTTGCCAGCCGTGTACCAGCTCAGCGCGGGGTTCTTGGCCTGCAATACCAGGAAGGCGGGATGATATTCCCGGTAGTTGGAGTTGGTCAGATAGGGCTTGTTGCCCAGGCTGGCAATAGCCTCGTCGTACTTGGCCAGCGTTTCGAGTTGCGCATCCAGCTTGGTATCAAAGATGTTGTTGCGGATTTCAGATGCACCCCAGCCGATGAACTTGGCGAGAATGGCTTGTTCTGCGCGGGTAGCCTTGCGGCCTTCCTTGTCCAGCTTCTTGACTAGCTCGACGGCCTCGACGTTCTGTTTGGCCTTGGTGAACCAACTGCCTTTGTAGTCTAGGTCGGCTTCCGTGAAGTGGTAATTGCCACCCGTCTTGGCGGGGATGTCCCGTCCTGCGGGAACAGCTCGTCCGGCACGCCCGTCCACGACTCCGACGGCTCCTGTTCCGGGCTGTCCCGCGGGAAGTCCAGCAGCTCCGCCAGCACGATCTCCCGCGCCAGCGGTATCGCCCCGTTGTGTATCGCCACCCGCTCCGGCAGCGTCTTGTCCGGGTCGTTGTACCCGTGCTTGATCGCTATCTGCAATGACAGGGTGGTTATTTCGGACGATATGTCTTCCGCTAAAGTCTGGATGTACTGATCCAGACTTTGGCTTTCCTTGAGCTGCGCCAGCAGTTGTGGCGCTTTTTCCTTCATTGCTGCCAGCACCAGCTGATCGGTTCTCATGTTGCGCTCCTTGTGTTGTATTTTCGCCACTGCCTGTATCGGCATTATGGACTTCGCTTGCGTTTTTTGCTATAGTGTGCTTGGAGGAACCAGAAATGAAATTACCAGATAGATTCCCGATTGCAGGAGCCAAGTTTCCAGAAGGAACAAAGTTTTGGGAGACAGAAAGCGGTGATCCGCTTTGTGTTGTTCCAGATGGCAGGGTGTTTGCGCCATTCAAGGATGACTTTGTTTCTGAAGGCTCTGAGATTGGAACACGCGGATACTTGTTTCCCAAAACCGAGGCCGAATTCTCCAAAGAGTGCGGGGTTGACCTGGTTGAGGCTTGATAGGCGGGGGCGTAAAGCGCCTTCTGAGCATCATCCAATTCAGCCTTGAGCGGATCGTCATTACGAAGCACCCTAGCGCGCTCATGAAGATCATGCCCTAAGTCCTTCGCGGCCAACATGGCGGGGATGTTTATTTGAATCTCGGCAATCGTTCCATCCTTCAATACCACATTCAGCATGACATCGCGGTAGCCTTCTGATGTGGGGTTGGCAACCCTATCTTTGTAGCGTTCCTCGCCGTTCTTTTTATCAATCTCGATTGCGAAGCGCGCCTTGATCGCGGCGACAACCACATCAACATCACTATAGGATTCAACCACGACTGTAGCGCGCAGCAGGTCGCGCATTTTACTTGCATCAAATTGCCTCGCTCCAATCAAATCGCGGTATGAGTAACCTTTTTCCAATACCATCTTCTCCGCCGCTCGCCCTACCCCCTTAACATCCGCAAGCATCTGACCGATGCCAACATCCTTGGCGATCTCGACCACAATCCGGTCGAACTCCGGCTTGGCTTTCTCAGCCTTCTTGATCAGCGGCTTGAGCGCAACTTCTGCCGCCGCACGATCCTCGGCGCTGATGGTGGGCTCTTTGGCCTTCGGAGTCTTGACAATCAGGTAGTGCGCGCGCTGCAGCACATCGGCAGGCACGAACTCATGCAGCGCGGGCAGCTTGAAGTTGCGGCTATCCGACTTCTTGTCCGCGTTCGTCATGCGATCCTGCACATGCTCGGCTTCCTGCTTTGGCGCAGCCTGATTGAACAAGCCCTGGTTCTCGAAGAACCCTTCCGGCATCTTGGCCGCCGCTTCCTTGGCCGCTTGATCCATCAGTGATACCGGCAGGAATTTGGCGGCAGCCTTAGTTGCGTCGCTTTCCGCCAGCAAGTTGCGCACAAAGCGGGTGGCTTCGCGGATGTCGTAATACCCCTTGCGGAAGGCGGCATCGAACAGGCGCACCAGCACCGGCAATAGCTTTTGTTGATCCTCCGGCATGATGCGCTGCACGCCAACCAGGTCGCGCATGATTGCGCCCAAGTCGTTGAGCGCGTCCTGAATGTCGGCGTCTGCCTTGGCTTTGGCAGATTGTTCCGCTGCAACCGTCGCCCGCCCGTCGGGCGTGAACATGCCAGCTTGCGCTGTTTTGCCCTCGGAGCGCTCTTGGGTTTGCGCGGACAGCGAAAGCGGCTGGTTGCGCGAATGCTCGACCGCGCGATCTACGGCGGCTTGATCTTCGGCGGTGGTGTCTTGCTGCTCGCGCTTTGCGATGTCCGCTTGGGTGTAGCTGGTCAGCAGCGATTCAGCGACCGGCTTGGTTGTATCTTCGGTCTTGATCCACTCCTTGAACTCTCCAATAGATATTGGCGTAATTGCGCCAAGCCTCTCCACTCCCTTGCCATCAGAGAATCCGCGCTTGTAGATGCGCTCAGCCTCGCGCAATGTCGGGAAGCCCAGCATGACCTTATGCTCGTCGAATTCGCCACCTCCAAGGTGTTTCTGGTCGATGATGAATACCTTGTCGCTTTGCAGGTGTTTACCCAAGTAAACGTCGATGTGATCGCCGTCGGCTCCCTCGGTACGCTTCAAATATCCATACGAAGCTGGCATGGTGACGCTCCACGCCTTGCCGTTCGCGTCGGTGCCGGAGCGTTCGCTGCCCTGCGGGTTCTCGATGGTGATGTCTAGGCCGTTCCAGACAACATGCCCCATGGCGTAATTGCCATTTTTCTTTTGTGCGTCTGTCGGGTTGGTGTTGACGCGCTGTTCGGCCTGCTTGATATGGTCGTGATGCTCGACCTTGATGGGCGCGGCCTTGGTGCCGTCTCCGGTTACTCCGGTATCTTGCTGGACTGCTCCATCGCGTACAGTAGCGCGTTGCGCATTTTCGGATTGGTGTTGATCTTGTGCATGAACGACAGGAGTTGTTGTTTCTCTTCCTCGCTCAGTGGGTCTTTGCTCTGTTGCTGATCCGGCGGCTGCTTGTCGTGCGGCATGGTCAAGCCTCTCTTTCTTCGATGCCGGCGCAGTCTCGAACATGCTGCCGGTTAAATGATCCTCATTGGCGATACCATCATAGTACGACTTGATGTATTCCGCCATGCGTTTCTGCGAGCGGATATTATCGCTCAGGTAGCGTGTAATCGCCGCGGCTTCTTTGGTGTATTCCTTGCCGAACATCGCATCTTGCGCCATGTACTGCTCGACAGACGAGCCTTGCGCCTTGATCTTGCTAAGAAGCTCGACGCCTGAAAGCAGGTCTTCGGCGATGTCGGCATCTGCCGGCTTGTTGCCATCCTTCATGTCGGCGCGCACGCTGGCCACCGATCCGGCGGAGCGCACCAATGCGCCCATCACTGATTTAAGGTCTGGATCGGCAGACTCCACCAGGCGCGACAGCACGGAGCTGTTGCCGTAGGCTTTATAGAGCAGCGCGTTCTTGATGCGCCGGATGCCCTCTTGCGACAGCAAGCCGTCCTTATCGGTCATCGAGCCCATCTCGGCGGCGTTGTAGCCGGTCAGCGCGCGGCGCACGTTCGCCATGTTGCCGCCGCTCATCACCACGTCGCCGGTGTCGTTCACCTCGATGTCGCCCAGGCTATTCATGCGCTCGCCGTCGATCTTAGCTTGTTCCAGCGCCGAATACTGCAAGCTGCCGCCGGAATTGGATGCTACGGCCAGCGCGCGGGTGTCAAACGGCTGGGTGATGCGGCGCACCAGCACCGGCTTGTTCATGCCGGAGAATGTCGCAGGGTCGATCCCCTTTGCGGCTGCATCGGCCTCCAGGTGCGCGCGGTACTCGGCGGCAGTGCCTTGGTCGTATGCCCGGCTCACGCCCTCAAAGCGGCCATTTCCGCCGACGATTGCGCCATCTTGCGAAAGTGTCGGGGCGCCAACGTCCATGACGGGAGAATCGGCCAGGCGGCGATAGTCCGGCATATTGGCGATACCCTGCACCTGGGCATTCGCTGCGGCACGGCTCCGATCGCGCGGCTGGTTCTTGCCTTCCTTGAGCGTGGCCGTGACTTGATCTGCGTCAACCACCTCCCACTGCGCAGGCAATGCGCTGTTGTCCGGCAGCACAACTTCGGACGGATGCCCTACATGACGCGGCTGGTTACTTCCATTCGACTGAACTCCACCCGCTCCATTATCCTCCACAGCGGTTCCGGGCATTCCAAGCCTTCCGGCTCCCGTTGCAGCATCATGTTGAAGAACGCCATTTGTATCGCTTCCTGCGGTGTTATCGCTTGCGCCTGTCGCGCTTCCAGTATCCAGCGTGGTGGAGATAGGTCGAGAAGTTGCGCCATTCGTTACTTCATCGAGAATGCTCATTGAAGCGGGTTCCGCCAATGGAGCTTGAGCGGCCTCGGCTAGTGGCGGTGCGGTATCGTCTGGTGTTCCGAGTAGTTCGGCTGCGTCGATTGCTTCCGTGGGAACGGGCGTGGGCGTGATGCCTTGCTGTGCGGCGATGTTCGCAGCGCTGGTGAGCGAGCCGGGTCGGGCTGGCGGTGGTGGTTGCTTGGCGTCAGGAGTGGGTGCTGGCCTGACAATACCCTTGCCAGCCGCCCATGCCGCACTCGGCAATTCTATTCCTGCGCCACCAAGCTCACCCAGCATTTCCATGCCAACGTCGGCATAATCGGCCTCGCCATAAGCGGCCACTTGCCCACCAGCTTCCGATAGTCCGCCGCCAGCGACATCAAGACCAACAGCCCTTGAGACGTTCCCGGTCTTTTGCAGCATGGAGCGAGACGCTACGATCTCGCCAGCCCGCTTGGCTATCTCTGCGCCGGTAGCGGCGGCGCCCAACTCTACGCGCGCAGCCCTCTCTGCGGCACGCCCTGGCGCACCAACCAAACGGCCAGCGCCCAACGTCATGGCAGAATCAATGCCAGATGTGACGGTCGCCTTGGTTCTAGCCTGCGATACCGCAGTCTCCATGAAGCCCTTGTCGGCCAGCAATGCCGCCACATTCTGCTCGTTTGGCGCAAGGTTGCGCGTGGACAATTCCTTGCCGATTATCCCGATAAATTCCGATCCGGCTTCCATCGGCCATTCACCAGAAAACCCACCCGCCAACCCGCCGACCAGAGCGCCAACCGGAATAGAGGCTCCCCCAGTAACCGGTGCGGCAACAGCGCCTAGGGCAGCACCACCCTTTGCGCCAGCCATCATTCCGGCAATGGACGGAGCCATATTGGCGATCTGCGAAGCGGTGAGGTATGCCAAGCCTTTCGGGTTGGTGACGGCCTGCTTGCCGACGTTCCATAACATCTGCCCGACAGCGCCCACGTTATCCAGCGGTTCACTCCAATCGCCTGCGGCCACCTTGGCTTGCTGCGCCGGGGCGAATGATTCGGCAACTTCCTTGAATTCTTGCGGCTTGCCAGATTGATCGACGTTCAATGAGCCAGCTATCAGCTTTGGCGCGTTCTCATCAAAGTTGCCGGTTGCGACATCGCCGGAAAGCCGCGCAGAAGTGATTGCTGAATCAATGCCATCTTTGGCAAGCGATGCCATGCTGCCTATGAAGCCGCGCTTGGGTGGTTCGGATTCGTTTGCAACAGCACCGCCAAACACCTCCTCATCCGACATTAGCGCCGGTGCGGCGCCTGTGCCAAACACCTCATCATCTGATAGCAGCTTACCCATTAGTTAGCGCTCCATCCATTGCCGCGCCAGATCATCATTCCTTTCGGGGTTTGGTATGCTTTGCCGATCTCGCGTTTTTCTGGTGGCGGAAAGGATTGCGCATCAGCTTTCCCCATAAAATAATTCACCCGCTTTTCAAGGAAGACATCTCGCTCTTGTTGAGATTTACCAGCCTCTTTCGGCCATCCGCCCTTCATGCTGTCAGAGTAGATTGCGTTCAGCTTCATGCGAACGGCAGATGCGTCCTTTTCCCCATTCGTTAAATCCTTGAATGCAGAAAGAGCATCCGCCGGTTTCTTTGCATACAGTTCCGGGAAAAATACTCGCGCGTTCTTAATCTCGGCGGTCGTGGCTTCCGATCCTTCTACCGCCTTGGTTCGCGCGATACCCTCGGTGGCGATGTGGTTGCGCTTGGTTTCGGCAAGCGTGTCGGTTTGATGCGTCGCGTCGCGTTCATCCTTTTTCGTTTGCCGCTCTTCCTGCGCTTTTTGAAATGCGGTTTGTTGCAGACGGTGATCGTAGTCCAGAATAGTCTCCACCTTACCGGCACCCAAAATCGATGAGGTAAGCTGCCCCTCGTCCATTGCTATCGGCGGGTTGTCGCCGTAAGTGATTTGATATTTGCCGTCGCCTGACATCTGCACATCAGTCACATCATTGCCGTCAGGGACAAACTGCGAAACACTTTGAAGTGCAGCAAGAATTGCTTTAGGGTTCCTTGATTTGATTGCGGCCACGCCGCCACGGACAGCATCTTCCCGTGCTTTTGTCTCAGCCTGCAACTTCTCGCCCAGCAGCCCGGAACGGAATTGACCGACCTCCTTTGCCTTGTCGAACAGCCCGGCCTCTATGAGCCTTCCGTACAGCTTGTCCGAGTAGTTAAACTTGTCATTGATGTCCGGCTCGCGGTAGGTCGGCTCTTTTGTCGCGGCAGCGGGGCGCACAATACCTTGCGCGACAATGGAGTTCGCCGACGCTGGCGTAGCTGGCTCGGCTCCATACGCATCCTGCATCGGCATAGCCGCGCCGCCGGCGGCTTTCAATCCCTCCTTAAATTCTCCATGCGTAGACTTAATGATCTCTTCGTACTGCTTGCGCTCTGTATCTTGACGTTCCTCTTCCTTCTTCCTGCGCTCTTCCTCAGACCGGCCGCGCTTGAATTCGCCAACATTCTCACCGCGCGCTGCTGCACCAAATGCACCCCAATCAAGTTCCATGATTACGCCCTCCTGATGCCGCGCGCGGCGATGTTTGCGACTTTCTTTTCCAGCTTGTCCACCTGCTTGGATAAGCCCTTCACTGCCGATAGCGTGATACCGTTCATCGAGATAATGTCGATAGCCTTACCACCAGGGGCTGCCTTGTCGCCGAACTTGGCCTGCACATCCTCGGCATACGGCCCGACATGCTCGCCGCTATCACCTTCGCCGCCCTTGTAGTCCCACTTTTCCACCGGCAGCGTCTTGACCTCACTGAGTATTTTCGCGTCCTCGATGGGCTGCTTGTTTGTCTTGATTTTTTTAGATGATGCGAATAAGGCAGCCACAGTCCCTACCGTTCGCATTGAGTTATTGAAATTATTGTTGTCCTGTGCAACTTGGCTGTTGAACGCAGACAATTGGTTGCTGTACTGTTGATTCAGCCCCTGCATCGCAGAATTGGTGCCGTTGATCGAGGTGTTGAAACCTTGATTCATCTGCCCCGCATTGGAGTTGGCGGTTGCCATCGTCGAGTTCTGGTTATTCATCGCGCTGTTGCCGCCAGTGATCGCCGTGGAGTAGGCGTTAGCGGCAGTGTTCGGCATGTTGCGCCCGAAGTTGGCCACACCGGCGCGCAGCGCAATCCCACGATCCCGCGCTACCAGCCGGGCGTTGTTGGATGCGCCAGCCTTGGATGCGGCAAGCCCGAGCTGCGCCTCGCTATCCATCGCCATGGCGCGTCCTGAATTCGGGTTGATCCCCATCGCCGCCTGACTGCGCGCCCGCTGACCGGCGGCATTGTCGAACTGCGTCTGCACACCGGTGGCAGCCTCGCCTGATGCGCGTGCCAACTCACCTGCAGAATCGATGTTGGTGGCATCTGCGACCGTTTGTTCTTCGACTGGTGCAAATATCGTCTGAAAGCGATTCCACTGATCGGCGGCCTGCGTCTGGTTCTGCTGGCTTATGGCGAGCTGGTCGTTGACAACTCGCGTTGCCAGCGCATCAGAGGCTGCCTGGCGTGGCTGGTTGTCGGCATAGACCTGCTTGTTGAAGGTCAGCGCTTCCCTCGCCACTTCGGCGTTTTGCTGCGCAGCTGCACCGATAGCCGGGTCAGGGGCCGGCGCAGAACCGCCACCGCCAAGATCGAGATAGCATGTAAACGGATTTTCCAGTGCGGCATCGAACTTGCGGGATGATTTAAGTTTCATGGTGCTTGCTCCTTACTTCGGAAAGATAGTTTTCCAGCGTGTCCTTCTGGCTGATGCGGCGTAACTCAGGCGCGACCTGCTGCGCCCACTCCTGTCCGCCAATCAGGTAGGCGACGAACAGCACCAGATCGGCGATGCCGTAGCGCATCACATGCGCCAGCGCGTGTGCTTCTTTGTTTTGAGTCTTTTCGTATTCGTTGGCCGTGAGCCAATTGAGCGTGCCGGTCGTCATCACCGGCAGCAAGTCCAGGCAGTGCACCTGATAAAACGGGTTCTTTGGGAGTTCCAACAGCGCGATTGAGAAAGCGCGGTTGATCTGCGCATCTGTCACTGGCTTGTCTTTATCGATCATGTCATCCCAGATATGGGATATTTCAGCGATTGCCAGCACCAGCGACACCGCATCGACGTTGCCTTGGTAAGCGTACAGCAGGTATTCGCGGTCATCTGACATGGCAACCTCAATTGGAGAGCTTGCCTGTTACTTCTACCTGATTTTTTGGGAAAATCAAGCGTTGATTACGCGCCGATCGCCATCCAGTTCAGAGTGCCAGATGCCAGCACTTGAGCAGAAGAAAGGTTAAAGTTGTAGCTATCTAATTTGTAGGTGTTGGACGGAGTTGTTGTGTTTGGTGTCGGCCTTCTGCTGTAGATCGTTGCTGTAGCGTTTTTCAATCCAGACTTGGCTATCGCTGCCGCTCCATTGCTGTATACCGTATTGGTTAATGAAATTGACGGCGAATATGATCCCGTGCTGAATGTCTTGGTTGCGTAATTGCCAAGTGTTGATGACCCATCACTTAGAGATGTGTACAAAGGCCAACTTGGCTGTACGTATTTATAAACCCCCGCAGTGCTATTTTGAACATACGCGGATGAGCTTAGTGTCTGCGAAGCTGTGGCATAGACGTAGTACGCATATTGAACCGAGTAATCTACTTGGTAAACCGTGTAACCAGAAGGCGGCGTATAAGAACCAAGATTTATTGTGGTTGAATTCGATCCCTGTGCGCTTATCTGGTTTGTCACTTCGCCTGCGGATGAGCGCGTGTCGGTAGTGTAGTCATAGGTTACTGAACCGAACAGCACCTGAGGGGTTACGTCTGATGCTGTGTACTCGACAATGAATTGCCATGTTCCTGCGCTTGGGAATGTTACCTCCTTGTTGTCCGTCACCGTCCCTGATGTGATTTCACCGATCGCTTTCACCTGGGCTGTGGTGTAGGTGTACGCTTCTGCGCTTCCTGATGTGCGGTATCCAACCCGCCACGAAACCTTGCGTTGGTAATACTGGCTAGCGCCGTTGCCGCGCACCGACAGCAAGCTTATGTTCACCATTATGCTGATGCAGTTTGCCACCGTTGTTTGCGCAGCGGATACATACGGATCATCGGTTGAAATCGGGCCATACGTTGCATTCAGCACCGTCATGCCGGTATTGGCCGCCAGCTCCAGTTGAGCGCGCGGCGTGAACTGCCACTGCATAGATCCCGCACTGGTTTCTTGCAGGTTCAATACCTCGCACCTGACCAACTGATCCTGATTGGAATAGCTCGTTTTATACAGCGTCAACGCCGCAGGACTCACAAGCACCTTGGGTTGAGTCGGGAAATATCCGGGTATCGTGACAACCGTATCGTTGACCGCAACCCCGGTTTCAACCCTTGAAAGGGATTGGTACTGGTAATCGACGCCGCCAACCTTGCGATAAGTGATGACGTTCCCATCCGTCATCCTTGTTTTATCAAGCGCCCCTTCCGTTTCAATATACCCATCCGCGTGAATGGTCGTGCCGTAGGATGCGCCAGGCGCTTGCACCTTAATCCATGAGCCAGCCATCAGAGTGCCAGCCTTAATCCGGTCTGCGTCCAGGCTGTTTGCCGCGATCCGGTCGCCGCTCATTTCGCCGAAGGTGATCTTGGCCGCGCTGACATCGGCGATCTTCGAGTTATCCACCGCCTCGGTGCCGATCTGCGCATTCCCGATGGTCGCTTCAACGATACTCGCGCCATCGATATACACGCCGGGCTGAAACTCGGTGCCGTTGATCGTTGTGGCTGTCGTCAGTACCGCGAACGGCAGCGCGCCGAAGCCGACCAGTTGCCAGCTACCGACCGCACTCACAACCACCCAGCGGCGGCTTGCTCCTGGTGGAACCCCGGCCACCGTTCCGGCGCTGATGTTCTTCCAGATCAGGCCGTGATACTTCGTGACCGGTTCAGTATCGGAATTCAGCGTCGGCGCGACGATGCCGAACTTGTTGGCGGCGATCAGGAATTCGCTGCTCGTCCCATCGTTCACCGTGCCGTAGCCGGAAACAAAGCCGTTCACGTCCAGCTTCAGGCTGTACTCGACAGAAAGCCCGGCAATCGCCGAGGCATTGGCTGACGACTCTATTTTTACTGCGGCATAGTCGCCGGCATCGAGCCGTGCCTGCACTTGGCTGATGCTGCTTGCGTTCGCGCTGTCCCCGTCAGCCCTGGCCGTTTGCTCCAATATAATCGCCGCAGCATTGGCCGCAATGCGCGTATCTTGCGAAAGCTGCCACGCCGTTCCGTCCCAATAACTGATCCGGCAATTATTGGCCGTGTCGATCCACACATCCCCAGTGAACAGCGTTACGCTGGTCGGCGCGGCAGGCTGCCGGTAAATGCGCTGCTTGAATGCTGCCGCCGACATGCTGGCGGTGTAACTGGCTACCGCTGCATCCGCCGCCGCTTTGGTGTAGTAGTTGTTGGATAATGCCGCCGCCGTGCTCTGGTAGGCCGCCTCCAGCAATAGCCGTGCTGCTGCCTCAGCTCCGAGCGCGTCAACGGCAGAGGAAATTTCCAGCATCGCCGTAGCCACGCCATACGAAGAAGCGCGATCCCGCCCAAGCGTGTTGTCCAACCCGAGCAGCGCGGACAGCAGCGAATCTCCGACGGCATTGACGTTGCTTGTCGCGTCCTGCGCCTGCGAGGTTGTGAGCGAAATGCTGCCCGTGTTCGCGTCAATATTCGCTTCTGCCGTTGAGACTCTTGTATCCAGCGCGGTAACTGTGGTCTGTGATGCCTTCAAGGCGATGCTGGCCGTGTTCGCGTCAATATCGACCTCAGCCACGCCGAGGCGGGCATCTATGGCGGTGACTGTTGTGCTGTTCGCTTTCAGGTTGATACTTGCCGTATGGGCATCAATGGTGGCTTCTGCCGTTCCGAGCCGCACCGTATGGCCTGCCACCGTCGTCTCGCTGGCCTTTAGTGCGATTGCCGCCGTATTGGCGTCGATAGTGATTTCCGCCGCGCCCAGTCGGGCGTTGATGTCTGCGGTCAGTATCTGGTCAATCTGGCTCTTGCCGATCTCGATGGTGTCAATGTCTGTTGTATCGCCACTACCTGCGCCCAAGAAAATCCGTATGCCGGTGATCGTGCTGGTTTCCCAGTCATTGCCTCCAGCCGTTAGCGTGGACATATCCAGCGCCAGCACCTTGTAGGTTGCATCCCATGCTGGCTCTGCAAATACCTTGTGGTGCGCGTCAGAATATCCGTGCCCGGCGGTCTGGTATTGAATCTTTCCAGTCCAACCCGTTCCGGCCTTCTTGTCCATTTTGAGGTAGACCAGCGAGTACATGGAACCATCAACCGAAATGACCGGGCTGTCAATGTATGCACCAGCACCTGTTTCAGCAACTTCAATATCGTAGCTGTATGCGGTCAATGTGGCAGAATTTGCCGTCCAGCTTTCAGTCGTACCGTTGAATGCCCAGGTATAGGCTGGCGTAAACCCGGCCAGAATTGCAGCGGCTGCGTCGTTCAGCTCAGTCTTTGTGGCGCGTAGTGCGATGTCTGACGAATGCTGCGCGATAGTGGATTCCGCACTTGTCATGCGGCCAGATACGGAACTTATCGAGCTGGCATTGGAAATGATGCTGGCATCATGCGCGTTCAGCGTGGTTTCCACGGTGTTCAGCGTAATGTCCGAGCCATTTTTTAATGCTTCAACTGCATTCAGCGTGATCGTTCCGGTTGCAGGATCGACGGTGATCGTCGCGTCGGTAATGGCCTTGCTGAACAACAGCTTTTGCTGCGCGGCGCTTGCCTGCAAGGAAAGCTCGTTGATGGCAAACGCCAGCTTATCTGCTTGCTCGTTGAGCGTCGGGACGGTCAGCGAATTGATTGTGCCGACCTGCGCAATCAGCCCGGTGGCCGGGGTGTCGATCAGGTCGATGCGGCTGTTTAATGCGGCATGAAGCTGGCTCGCCGTGATCTGCCCACCCAGAATCTCCAGCATTGCCGATGGGTCGGCGCTGGTCGTGCCAAGCACCCCATTGATCGCGTTGAATGCCCCGGTTATGTTCGCCTTGGAAACAAACCTCACCCAATAATAGTAGGACGACTGCGCATCCACTGAATCGGCGTACAGTACACCTGACGAAGTGCCTATCAACACCGCCACGCCTTGATTGTCCACGCTGGCGCGCCATATCTCCGCATGAGCAAGATTCGCATACAGCGGATCATCCCATTGCAGCATGATCGTGGTAAGCGCGCCAGCCGCTACCAGGTTGGTCGGTGCCGGCGGCTGGGTGTAATCGAACGACAGATTGCCGTTGGTGACGTTACCGTACTGGTCAATCGTGGCGACGTTTCCGTTCACCAGGTCATTGACCGTGACAAACCGGCTGTTTCCGGTCATCGCGCCGTCGAGCGTTTCCTTGACGCGCTGCAAGAAGTTGCGCAGATCGTTCGGCAGCGCCGAGACGATGGATGGCAGGCCGCCCCAATTAGACATTTGCCAGCTCCGCCATGGATTCGGCGAATGCGACTGAGTACACCTCGACCGCAGATGATACGAGAAACTCAAACGTCTTTGCGGTGTATCCGGAAGGAAGCCGCTGCGCCATTCCGCTGGTAATCGAAAATGTTCCCTTTGAAACCCCATCGGCAAATACCTGCACACTCACCGGGTAGGTCGCCGCCTCCACGCGGATCGCGCCCAGATTGACCGGGCGTGGCGAGTAGAACACTTTGGAGCGCCACAATGCAGTCAGGTAGGTAACGCCTTCGTCAAATTTGACCAGCAACCCGCTGACCACCAGGAAAAGCGCGTCGCGCTGCGGGTCGTAGTAGCCAGCCGTGGCGTACCAGTCCAGCATGGTAAAGTCGCCGCGCTTCGGATCGATGATAAACCCGCCTTGTACCGATCCAGTATCGTAGAAACCGATGTACTTATCGTCGTAGACGTAGCCATGAATCGAATCCGGCTTGAAGAATGCGCGCCACTCGTTGTTGGTAAAAATCTGCTCGGTGAGATTGATCGTGCCGTTGCCAATGGCGAACATCCCATCCGGCGAGGCGTACACCACGGCACCGCCAAGAAACGCCACAGATCGCTTCGAGACGCACGCCTGCGGGATTTCTGCCTTGACCATGCTCATATTGTCAGGGTGCGTTCCTTGCATCAGGTACGGAAAGCCTTTCGTCAACACCACTAGCGTGGTATCGGTTACACCCAATGCAACCACGTCATAATCCACGGTCATCACATACGCCAACGGCCAAGCGTGCGGCTTATATGGCTCGCAAAAATACACATCCTTGCCGTCGAAACCGGCCATCATGCCGTTCGGTAGCGAGATCAATCCTTTCAGTGTGGCTGGCGGCATTGAATAAGCGAGGCTTGGCAACTGCTCGCCGAGATTATCTGCCGCCACAGCGTCGTTATATGAAGTGGTTGCCACAGCGATTTCCGCGACAAATAGGTACGCCGTGCCGAAACTACCCGATACTGAGCGGTAGATGCGCTTGGTAACGATGTTGTGTGCCCCGGTAGGCGCACCACTCAATGCTGACAGGTCAACCGTCTGTCCTGGCAGTACGTCTATAGGAACTGATGCGGCTGCAGGCTTCCCCTCTTCGCCCCACGCTGAAACATAGGTGTAGGTGTAAACGCGCGTCTCGGCGATACCCGATCCTGCGCCATTGAGCGCCACTGTCGCAGCGGCGGCGGGCTGTGGAATTCCAAGCGTGTAGCTGGCGTTCGGGTAATTTGTGCCGCCGCCCGACAGCGCCAGCGTACCATCGGTCACTTTTGGAAGCGTCCCGTCGGTGTAATAGGTTCGCTCCTGAACATCGCCAAATACCTGCCCGCGGCAAACATCGACATCGGAAGCCCAATGAAACCAGTATTGCGTGTCGGAGGGCGTAGCGTGACCGAAGCGGTGAATAGTCTGGATCACTCCAGGTTTACTCAAATTGCCAACAAATAGATTTGCCTGTAATGGACGCAATGATCCGTGCCACAGCTTGCAATTCAGCGCGACCTGCGCCTGGTTCTCTTGTAGCAGGCGCGGCTCCGCTCTTGGCGCTATACCCTTGAATTGCCGCACTGCATAGCCGGTCATAACTCACCCTTAAGTAGTTTCAGTGCATTCTCTTTTGTGATGTTCAGGTTGTATCTGGTGGCGATAAATCCAGCGAACAATTCTGAGCGGTCGTCGTTGTAAAAACACAACTGCTTCTTGTATGCCTCAACTTCAATTGCAAGCCGGTACTCCGGCACGAACTTTGATAGGATCGAATGCACTCCAAGCCCAAGCAGCGCCATGGCGAACATATCTATTTCAAAGATGCCGGTGAGTACCATGCCGAGGAAAAATAGCGCAAGCCCGCTGAATACAGAGACAGCAAACCACTGTTTGACGTGCAGTAGTTCGTGCTGATAAATGCCCTCGTCCTTGCGGTCGCGGTACTTTTTCAGGATGCGTATCACCGGGCCGTTGGCGCAACCTCCGACGTCAGGTGGGAGGGAGTCTACGTAGAAGGTTAGGGGGTATCTCATCACAGCCCCAGCTTTGCCTTCTCTTCCCTACCCCATGCCCGGCACGCCTCGACGTGGGCGTTGTAGGTGTCGAATTCTGCCGACGGCGCGGTACGCAGCAGCTTGATCTCGTCCTCCAGACTGTATTCGGCTGCGATCATCGCGGCGACGCGCTGGTTAATCAGGCGCACATGCGGGCTGGCATCCTTGATGACGGCGATCTGCACGGCGGTGAGCGTCATGTTTTCTGCGATGCTTGCCAGTATCTCGTCCGGCTGGTCGGGTGGCAGCGCTGCGCCAGCTGGCAGGCAGACGTAGGTGATGCCGTCCACTGTCGCCAGCTCGGTGCCGAGGCGGTTGTTTTCCGCGTCAACCGGCAGCAGCAGTTCGCGCGTAATTAGCGAGTCGATATATTTTTGGTAGGCAACGATGGTGGTCATGGTGGTGCTCCCTTGAAAAGCGCAGCATGTGCTGCAAAGAATGAGTGCGGCGCGCATGGCCGAGAATAGATGCGGCGGATTCAATCTCGCCGCGGCACATGGCTATGCGGTAGTTGCCAAGGCTATGACGGCGAATGAAGCGGCGGCTCGCCCAGGTGCGATACCCGACGAAGTTGATGCCGCGCGCCATAGGTGCGATGGTTGACTTGGATAGCTCAAGGCTCAGCTCGCGCCGGATAAAATCAACGATCAAGCGCTGGCACTCGACAGCGCGTTCGCGGCTGATGCCGAACAGCACGAAGTCATCGACGTAGCGGCAGTAGTGCTTGATGCCCAGCTCGCGCTTGATATAGTGATCCAGCGGGTTTAGATAGATCAGCGCATAGAGCTGGCTCAGCAGATTTCCGATGGGGATGCCTTGCGGTTCGCCGTGGTCGGCGAATTGCATCATCATCTCGATAAAGCGCGCATCCTTGATCTTGCGCTCGATCTGTTGGCGCAGAATCGACCTGTCGATGCGATAGAAGAATTTGCGAATATCCAGCTTGAGTGTGTAGCTGTCGCGCGGGATGCGCTGTAGCGCGCTTTGCGCGTAGTCTGCCGCCTTGTGTGTCCCATAGCCGACGCGACAGGCGAATGATTGTGCGATAAAACCGGGTTCAAAAATAGGCGAGATCACGCGATAGATGGCGTGCTGCACCACCAGGTCTCGGAATGCTGGCGCATAGATGCGGCGCGGCTTTGGCTCATGCACCATGAAGCTGTAATACGGGCGCGGCTGGTAACTTCCGTCAGTCAGCTCGCGATGTAATGCGTCGAGGTTGCTGGCCAAGCTCTTTTCGAAGTTGAAGCAAGCGCGCTTTCCATGCTTATGGCGCGCTGCCGCGTGAAATGCGATCAGCAACGCCTCGCGGGTAAAAGCCTGCTCGTATAGATGTCCGATGCGCTTCATATCGCCCGACCTTCGAGACGGCATGCCGCCCTACCAGAAAGGCGGAAGCCGGCCGATTTCGCCGTGGCTTGCGCCACGCGCCGGAAAGCGCCTCCCTTGATTCCACTTTGACCAAGCTGCGGTCTTTGAGGCTTCGAGTCCGCGCGCAACCCCACGTTGTTGTTCGAGTTGCCCCGCGCATTGTTGAGATTCAACGCCCACACCCCGGCATTCGACGAGTTGTTCCAGTTGCCGGCGGCGATCGGGCACATGTTAAGGCGCCTCCCGTTTATCGAGCAGGCGATCGGCGACTATCCAGCCGCCCAGCATCCTGCCCAATTCATCCACCAACCGGGACAGGGCGAGATAGCGATGCTCTCCCAGTGCGGCGGGTGATTTATCTGCGCGCTTACCATCCTTGAACTCAAAATAGCCGAGCGAGTGCGCCAGTCGGATCAGCATGCGCAGCTGCTCGTGGCGTACATCAAGGTTGGTAAGCGTGGTTTTCTTGTGATAGCGCTTTTGCGCCTCGACGATATAGCCATAGACCTCATAGGCCGCGCGCCTGATCTCCAGGGCGAGGCCATACTTCTCGTGGCGCGGAAAGTGATTGAGGTGGATATTCATCAGCTTTGCAAACTCCGTGAACTTTTGATCCAGCTTCGCTTCATCGTGTAGGCCCATCGCTATCGCTCAGGCCATCAGAGATACAAGGCCGCGCGCAACCCCACGTCGCTGTACGAGCCGCCCCGCGCATTGCAGAGATTCAACGCCCACACCCCGGCATTCGACGAGTTGCTCCAGGCGCCGGCGGCGAGCGGGCACATCTCATTGGGCTTGTAGTCCCACAGGCCGTCATTACCGAATGCATTGGTTCCGCCGACCCCACCTGCCAGCGGCACGCCAGCGCCCGCCGCGTTCCATGCGTTGCCGCTGGTTGCCGCATCGAACACCTGAGTGGCCGCGCCAAAATAGACAACACGACTTGCGCCTGTCGCCCATAGCGCGCCATGCGTCGTGCCGAGATCGTCATAGAGCGCGGCGATGCCGGTCGCACCCCAAGCGTCTGTCGCCAGTGTGTTTCCGGACGTAATATCCTTCATCGCGGCGGACGTTTTCAGGATGTAGATATTTGTGCCGTTCGAGGTCAGCCCGAGGCAAACTTCCCATATCGTGCCGTTCACGTCCGCCACCCCGCAGGCCTGCCCGTTGTGCGTAGTTTTCGCCAGCACATTGGCGCTGCCGGTCTTGTTCGCCGTCGGGTAGGTCGCATTGCCGGCGGAGGTGAATGTCAGCGCGCTATCCTGCGCGTCGCCCAGCGCGTTGTTGTTGCAGCCCTTGGGGAAGTTGTAGGTCGCGTTGTACCAGGCGCACCAGGTCGCTGCGGTTGAGGCTTGTGCGTGTGCCAGCGCCAGCAGCGCCAGCGCGGAGCGGATGAACAGGCTGGAAGGGAAGAAGCTCGCCCCCCGCGTCTTGGCGGCAGCGATTGCGCCGTAGTAAGCATTGGCGGGCGCTCCGGTCAGCCCGCTGAATGGATTGTTGGCGGCGGCGCTGGAGAGTGGATTGCCGATCCTGATACTGGACGCCGTGCCGCCATTATTCGAGCATTTGTATTTATCCACGAACACGCCATATTGCAGCGCACCGCCGTCATAGAATGCGCGATGCAGCGCATAGCCAGCGGCGTTCGCGGCGGTCACCTCGTCCGCAAATAATGCTGCGCTCTTGAACGGCGAATTCGCGGCCGTCACGAAATACCCGAGCGGCTTGATGTCCACGACGTTCACCGCCAGCCCATTCGCGCCTGTTCCATATTTGTAATAAAACGCCGGAATCCACACCATGATGCTGCCATCGGAGTAGATGTAATTGCCGTAGTCGTCGTCGAACGGGCTGAATGTGCCGTTGCTCAACGGATACATCCCGGCAGGCGCGGACGGGCAGATGCCAACGCCGAATCCGGCTGCGCCGGGAGTGCCGATATTGCTCACCGTTACAGACTGACTCCCAATAACAAACCCATGATTGAATACCATCGGCCCGTTGACAATGTGCATGTCGGCGGCAGAATCGCCGAGAGTGGCATTTCCAGTGGAAGTCAGGTTCTTTGCAGAGAAATCCTGTGCGGCATCGCCAGCCAATTTTGCCTTTTCTGCATCCAACTCGTTTACAGCCGCCTGCATGTTAGTTGCTGTAACATTCCCTGATGGAGTATTCGCCACATCAGCAGCATTTATGCCTGGAGCAGAGGTAAACGCATTAACTACATTCGTGCCATCGCAAAACAGCAACGCCCGTTCGTTTTGCCCTACCACCACGCCAGTACCAGCCGGGGTTTTGACCGTCAGCGTGTAAGCGCCGCTCGTGGCATTCTCGAATGCGATCAGATGCCCTTGTGCTGCAGGCACTGTCATTGATCGGTTGCCGGTCAGCGCACCGGTCGCTTTGATGAAAGCATTGCTGGCTTCAGTCGTAGTCAGCGCCACATCCGCCGTGGTGATTGCCTTTGATAGTGCTCCGATCCACTCAGCCTGAATCTGCGATGGCGTTTTAACAGAAACAGCCGATCCGGTTGCCGGATTAGTCAAAGTTACAGAACCAAGCGATGTCAGCCATGTCAGCAGCTCGTCCAGCGACAGGTGCCACTTGTTAATCATGTCGGCCAGATTCAATGCCAACTGCGCATTGGTCGTGCTGGTGAAATTACGGATGATCGCGTATGCCTGCGCGGAAAGCGTTGTCCCGGCATAAATGCTGGCAAGCGCCAGGTGCGTGTTATCGGTGACGGACAGCACCTCGTAGAATATTGAACCGTCCAACGTGAACATGTCGCCCGCCGCCGCCTGGGTTGCCCACAGCGTATCGACACCAACTACCGAGGCAGAGCCATTCGTTACCGATACCGTGCCCGACTTGTACCATGACATGATTGCTTTCTCCTTACGCGCCGCGCTGGGTCATTGGGGTAACGCTTGCCGGAGCTGTCGCAATGTCTGTGGTTGTTTTTGCGCCAAGCGATGCGTTGAAAGAATTGATATGGTTGATCGCTCTTTGGCCATTGGCGGCGTACTCTGCGTCTTTCGAGTAGGCTCGATACAGCAGATAATCCAAAATGACATTCGCGTAGATGTCATCCAGGCTGATGACAGTCGTATCCGCTCCGTCAGGATCAAGCGCACCAGCGCTAAGCGCATGAGATGTTGGCACGCTCGAATAAGCCAGTTCGATCTGTGCAAGCGCTGTAGCAGGCGGATAAACTAAGAATTCTTTTGGGGTGCGGATGTCAAACATCCAGTGAACGACATTTACCGACTGCTCTTCCGCATGCCACCCAGGCAACTGATCGTCCAGCACCCGTCGATCCACAAAACGCACCGCGCGCTTGTTTGATGTCGCCGCCATGTTGCGGATCACGTCCAGCACGCGCAGCGCGGTAGGCAAGTTGATCGTGCCTGCGTCGCTCAATTTCTGCCGCGTTCCGACGGCAAGCGTGACGGTGGCGGTTTGCGAATTGGCGTCTGGCCGCAACAAAACAACTTCCTTGTAGGCATCGTTGATCCAATCCTGCAACTCCAGCCTTGTCCAGCGCACCGCTCCTTCGTCGTTCAATATCTTTTCAGCACGCCGAATGATGTCGATTACCTTGGTTGTTGCCATTGTTTTCTCCTTAGATTGGTGAAGTCGCCACGCTCATTGGTTGCTGTATGTAGTGCTGATGGAATTCGCGGCTTGCGCTCCTGATGCCTGACTCAAATATCCCCCGGTGAGCGGATGCCAGATCGCCGCTCGTCCATGGCCTGCCCGGGATCAACGCGAGCTTGGCAATTGCGCCCGATATGATCGTGCTGCCATGCTCGGCATAAATTGCATCTGGAATGGATGTTGCGGTCATGGTTGGCTCGTATGCCACGGTCGGCTTCACGGAAACGGCAACAGCGGGCAACGGGATCAGCGTGATCGTGCCGCGCGGCAGCTCGATATAGCGCGCTGGAATGCCTGTGGCCGTGCGCCAATCTGTCGTTCCAGCTTCTTCGTAATGAACATCGCTGCGATCAAGTGCCGGGCTTTTCTCGTCAATTACCACGGACATCACTTGCAGGATGTTCGCGCCAGCAACAGGAACCAGCGCCAACGGGAAATCGGTTGAAACCTTGCTTACAGCGGCCTGTTCCTCTCGCCACACATAAGAACGGCGGCAGAGTTCGATAGCTGAAAGTCGCAGATACGCTTCAACGGAAGGCTGTGGACACTCCGGCAGGTTGACTAAGGCTTCTGTCACCATATCGGAAAAAGCGGTCATTACAGACCCCTTGCCTGCACCAGACTAAATACCGTGCTACGCATATCAGCTTCCGGCATATCTGGAGCCAAGTTCTCCCCGAAGTGCTGCTGGGCGAAGTTGATCAGTTCGTTCTTGTCCATTACAGACAGTTGCGGAAGAGGGGCCTGCATATCATCCTGCCCATCGCTCTTTTGTTCTACCACAGCTACACCACCGGCAACAGCATTGCCATCCTGTTCGTAGGTATCGGTATGCGCCAGCATCTTGGCCGCCGCTGCGGCAGGTACTTTATGCACTTCTCCGGGCTTCCATTCCAACCCGGTTCCGTACAAATTGTCTTTGTGCTCGCTCTTCTTGCCGATGTACTTGATAGGCACGGTTCCAGCAGCGCTAGCAGGCTTTGGTACAGAGGCAACTGATACGCTCGGAATGTCGCTTGATTCCATGGCGCGCACGATTGCATGCAGCAGCTTCTCTTTGGCAATCTCCTTTTTTGGCAGTTGATCGAACGGCACCAGACGCGGATGCGTTTTGGCCTCGTCGCTGCGCTTCTTGGAAAACTTCCAGCCATCAGCCAGCATATTTTCCATCCATGCGTTGTGCCGCGCATCTGCGCCAGCGTCTTTATTGGCGATCAGCATATCCACGCCAGCAATCAAGCCATCCTTTTGCGCATCTGGCAGCTGATCGAATTCGTGAATCACATTCTGCTCACCTGCAAAATCACTCAATGCGGCCAGCGCAAGATGCGCGATGCTGGCGATGTATATTTTTTTCATGGGACACCTCTTGGAAATTGATGTGGGCGAGCCGAAGCCCGCCCAACGATTTGACGCTTACTTCGCGCCGAGCCCTTCGCCTTCAACCTTGCCGTACACGGAGCCAGTTCCGACGCCGGCCACGGTCGGCACGGCTTCCAGATACGAATCACGTTCCAGCGTGACAGGCGGGAACAACTCGTATGTGGTCGTTGCGGCGGCCTGCCATGTTGTTGCAGCAGATGCGACAGCGGTAGCGGAAGCGCCACTTGAACCATCGATATGTGCAAAGCCTATGTTCACGGCCAGGGTGGCGCCAGAATCCAAGTCTGGGTTATTGATAACGACGCGATCAACGCGGGTGCCTGCTGGTATTTTGCAGAGGCGCACCTTGTCGGTCGTTGCCAGATTGGCGGCGATAACCGCGCTGTCTTGATGCACAACTCGGTTGCCGCAGTCGCCCGAATATGGGGCGTTGTTCGATTGCGGTTGATAATTTGCGTTTGCCATGTTGCTCTCCTTGAAAAATAGAAAGTCAGGCCGGAAGATGCCGGCCTAACTCAATTGCCAGCGGCTACAGCTTCACCGCAGAATCGATCACGAACACGCCGTTATCAGTCGGCTCCTTGTTGCCGGCGCCGTCATCGAAGGTAAAGCGCAGTTTCGACATGCCGCCCATGGATTCACCGGCCACTTCAAGATTGCGCTCGAAGTTGTACTTGTTTTCCAGCCAGTTGAAGCCAGTGTCGGAGCCTTGATTGCGGCCAAACACATAGCCAAGCGCCTGCGCACCCACCAAAATAGCGCGCTCGACTGCGTAACCAGCGGTCAAGCCTGCGTTCACGGTCACATCAGACTCTGTTGCCGTGTAACGATTTGCCACGGTCACGATCTTGGTGGTATCGCTTTGCACGAAACGGATGCCGAATTTCGGTTGCTTGCGAATCAAGATGCCGTTCTTCATGATGGGCTCGCCCGAAAACAGCGGATGCTTCGTGCCATGGCTCTTGCGCGCCCAGGCGTTTTGCAGCGCAGTGCGGTAGGCATCGCTGGTGCTGATCTGTGCCCATTGGCGCTCTGTGAGGTACAGCACGCCCTTGATTGGATCATCATCAGCCGCGGGATCGTCGTTCAGGCGCACTGGCTGCAGGCCGAAGTCATGATCGGACAGCAGTACAGACAGCTCGTCTATGAGCGCCAACGTCCAAAGATCGGTGCTGGCGATAGATGCCAGTTGCGCGCCGCCTTTGGTAAAGCTGGTGCCGTTGACAACCAAGTGACGGTTGTACGTTGGAGCCTTGACGGCGTTCACCATGATGTCGGCAAAGTCTGCATCGGTCTGCTTCGGCACGATCCAATCCTTACCAGTCAGAGTGCCGCGCGCGCCGGCCAGATGAACCAATGCCTTCTGGTTATCGAGACGGCCAAAGTAGCCAACCAATTGCGACATGGCGATGCCGCGCAGGCTGTGCAGGGTGCGCTGTTGGCTCATCTTTCCACCGGCATCCACGGATTTCGTGGTGTTGTCGATCTTGATGTCCATCGAAGAGCTGGACAACGATTCGCCGCGCCCTTCCGCATTTTTGTCGCCCATGATCGGCTTGCCGCTGATGGTGTCGAACGCATCCACACTCACCGAATCGCCTGCCGACTTTTGAAGGTCGGTCACGCGCACGATAGGCATGTCTGGTACGGTTTGGCCTTTCAGTTTGGCCTCTGCATCGGACTGCTTGGGAGCATCGCCGGTAAGGTTTTTGACCATACCTGCGAATGCCACGGTTTTTGCAAAAAGGGCGGCGCCGAATACCTTGCGGGCTAGCGCCGACCCTGCTGGGACTTGAGTTTGCATGTTGCTTCTCCTTAAACGAAAAAACCGCCTCTAGGGCGGTTCAATAAATTCCAGATTGCCTGGAAGCCTGTGTGACTATCCGAGCTTTGCCAGTTCAGCATCGATCTGGGCAGCGGTCATGTTTTGGAAGCGGTTGGTTAAAGCCGCTCCGCTCACCTGCTCCAGTGCTTCGATCTCATTCTTTGCTGGGGTTAAGCCGCCCGGTAAATCGCTCAAGGTGTTGATGGGTGAGGTAGGCTTGGCTGCTGGGTCGGCCTGTTTCACATCGGCTGGCGCTTGACTGATAGTTGCAACGCCATGCTTGGCTTTCACCAGCGCATGCGCTTCTTGCAAGTACCAAACCATCGGTTTGCCTTCGTTATCAGGGTCTGCTGCCAATGCCTTGACGTAGGTGTTGAGGCTGTTACGCTTTGCTTCGTCGGCTGCATAGTCCACAGAATCAGGCTTCCCGGAGATAAAGCCATCAACGGTCTGATCCCATGTTTTTTTGGATGCTTCCAACTCTGCTTCGGCGCGCGCGGCCGCATCTCTCTCGCTTTGATCCTGCATTTCCTTGGCAATTTGCGCCTTGATAGATGCGGCCAACAAAGCATCGCGTTCGGCATTTGCCGTTCGCATCTGCTCTTGCCGCTCTTCTGGACCCATCCTGCCATCATGGAACTTCACATCGATTTCTGCGATCCGCGCATTAACTTCAGCCACCTTTTGCACGTAGTCCGCTGGCAGTTCTGCAACATACTGACGCTCGGAGAGCCTTTTGTTTTCCTCGGCCAAGCGTAAAACTTCACGCTCTTGCGCATCCAACTTGGTGCGCAGCTTTGCAAAATTCACCTCTTTGTCAGTCTCGACAGCCGTTGCTTTCGCCTCGGCTTCTTTTGTTGCTTTTGTTGCTTCTGCTGCTATCTGCTCTTCGGTCTGGCCGGACGAGGCCGATACGTCCTGTTTGCCTTCTACTTCTGCCGCACCGGGCTGCTCCGCATTGGCACTTTCCAACGCCATTGCTGTGATCTGCTCGATGCTCGCATCAGCGAGAGTTTGATTGACTTGCGCTACGTTCCCACTCATTTGACACCTCCATTTACTCGTTACGCAGAGTTGCGACACGCCGTTTTAAGGGCATAAAAAAACCCGCACCAGGCGGGTCGGTTCGATTGCTTACGGCAATCAGTCGAAAATCGGTGTTCTATGCAGGGATTACCCCGTCGTTGCCCGGCGTCTCGATGCCGCGCATCATTCCCGCTTCCTGCGCCGGGGCGTCGGGCATAACCTGACCTCCCGGCATCATGGGTGAAGCGGGCTGCTGGTTTTGCACCACGTCGGGTATGTTCGGGTCTTGTCCGCCTGACTGCGGCTGATACCCTGCGCCCTTCAAAATCTCGTCGGCGACCGGCGCAACACCGGGCACGCTGGCCACAATCTGAGCAGCCTGCATAGCGGCATACATGGCTTCCACCATCTTCACCAACCGCTCGGACTCGCCCTTCGCGACCATCGACTCAAGCTGCGTCACCTTTGCCTCAAGCAGCGCAGTCTGCGCGTTCTCGCGCTTCATCATCGCTTCCTGCTGCGCGACTCGCGCCTGTTCCGCGGCCTGCTGCATTACCTCTTCTTCTTCCGGCGATAAGTCATCTTGGATGCCGGCAATCTTCTTGATGCGTGACATTACCTTATCTTTTTGGGGTACATCGGTCAGCCCAATCACAATATCGGCAAGCGCGAGCTGTATTTGCGGCGGCAGCCCTTTGGTGTACTGGCTCAGCATCTGAAGTTGCTGTTGACGGAACGCTGGCGTACTTGGCACATCCTCCAGAACCACTTTGGACGGAACCGCTGCAACCTCGTTATCGATACCGCCGTCCGGCAGGCGCTGATTGAGCACAATCACTCTGCGCTTACCTTCCTTCTTGACCGCCACCGGCACCTCGTCGGTCATCATGTCCTCGCGCACAAGCGAGAACAGCAGCTCGCCTACCTGTCGCCGCGCGTACTGATAGTTGTCGTTGATCTCGGCCAGCGTGATATTTCCCTGCTCGACCAGGCTGCTGATAGCGATGCCTGATGTTGCATTGCTATCATTGCCAAGCATGGCGCGATAGATGCCGCCCGCCTGCTCTACGTTCGCAGCAGCCTGCATGCGGCGCTGGAACTGCTGCGCGTTAAGCTCGTTATCATTCTCCTCCTTGAATCGCGCATTCGGTTTGGACGGATCAAGGAGCACGATGGAGTCGGCGCGCGCCAGGTTCTCGCGCACGTTCGACCATGTGTTGTGTTTCTGGTCTAGCGCGTCCGAGTCGGCGCGCAGGCGGCGACTATTCAGCATCCAGTGCATCTTCGAATCTGAGCTGTTCACAACATCTTGCGGTGAAATCATGGAGCGGATCAGGCCATAAGGAACGCCGCTTGTATCTTCCCGATAACCCCAGAACGGAACATACGGGAAATGACGATGCGCATACGGTGACGGCATATCGTACAGCCTGTGGCAGCCCATATAGAACGCCACCCTGACATGCGAATACGGTTTTTTCTCAAGATGAACAACACCTGCTCTGACAGCCTCAAGGTGGCGCGGATTCTTCTTGTTGAAAATGACAGTGCGCCCCCCGGGCACACGGAACACCTCGCCAACCTGCCAGACACGATACCAAGCCTCGTACAGCGTGGCGCGGCGGCGGTCGGCATTACGCCATTCCAGCGAATCAATATTAGTAATGCGCTCCAGGTGAGCAGCATAAGCCAGGTCGGTATTGATGTTCTGCTTGGTATCCCACTGCCAGGTGCGAAATTTGTCTTCGATAGACCAGCGAATCAGGTCTTTGTGTTCCGGCATCATTGTCATTAGAACGTCCTGATCGAACACGCGCTTGCGGATCAAGTATCGTCCATCATATAAATCAGGCTGCCTGGCTCGCCAATCCCACCATATTTCGTCGCGATGAACGGCAGATACGCGATACGGGTAGGCAAGCGCATCTGTTGAGCGGCCGACTTCAACCCAGCCCAAACCCGCCTTAACCTGCGGCGCATACGCATCGGATATGGCTCGATCGGCACGGCTTTCGCGTTCAGCCTCATTCAGCTTCGCGTTCATGGCATCCAGCATATCTTCTGGAACATCCTGAACTTCATTTTCTTGTGTAACGCGCCAATCGGTTCTGGTCTTGGCTTCCATACCAAGCACGGCGTTGATTGCTGGTGCGATCAGGTTGGTGATGAGCGGCGGTATCCCGAGCCTATCCATTCGGTCAAGACGATCCTGCGTCAGTTGATGGCCGTCGTAATAGTCGGCACACTTGGCGGCCTCTTCCCGCCACAACGGCTGGAATCGAATGTCGGACAGCATATCCTCAAGCTGCTGTAAAGACAGTCCTTCGCCCTGCCCAGACATGACGATTAAACCGTCAGAACCAGTCTGCCTTTGCGCCATAGTCCATTCCCTTGTCTGCACGCGGTTCCGTAATGGCGAACCGCAAATCCATAATAGTCAGGCGCGTGGCAGATAAAATGTCATCGCGCAGCTTTACAATCAATCCGCTCTTGCGGTGATACAGCCGGAACTCTTCAAACCATTTACTCAGGTGCGAGAACACCTTGAGCTTGCCAGTGCTCATACGTGTGAGCATTTCCTGAATCCCTGCCTCAGTCGATATCCGGCTTTTCTTTGTCTCGCCAATCGTCTGAGATTCGGCAAATTGAGCATGTTCCGGCCGCATATTCACCCCGGCATTGCGGAACTGCACCGCATGCTGCTCACCGGTATTGGCATCCTTGACCTGATAGCCGTCGTGTGGCCATGAACACGGTATCCACTTTCCGCGACCAGTAATTGCCGCAGCCTGGACAGGCAGTAGCGCTTCCGACATCCGGTCGCAGTCGTAGACGTACACCACATCGGCATCCCTGTCCCACGCGATCCAGACCATGCCGGCAGGGTGATCCCATCCAAAATCGATTGCCGCCAGCCGCGGCCAGTGGCTCGGTATCGCGAACGGCTCCACCCGTATCAATTCCTCGTCGATCTGGAATATCCGTCCGGAACCCATCGCCGGGACACCCTTTGAGCGCGCATCGCGCAGGTGTATCGGCGTGGCGTTCAGCAGCTCCTTCTTGGTCTTTTCGTCCAGGTGTGGCACATCATCCCAGCCTGCCGTCACCAGATACTTTGATTCTGATCCGGAAACCTTAGGCATCAACCCCCTCCGGCAAAAACTGCATCACCGTTTCCGTCACACCTTCCAGAGGTGTGAATGTGATGTAAACCAGCCCATTTGTCGTCGCTGTACGGATCAAACACTCGCCATAGATGTCGATCGGCGGCTCTTCATCCAGCCAGATGCCGTCCTTCTCTGTACCCTCAAAGGCTCCGCGCCCTTGCTGGTAACACTTAATGCCAAGCGTTGACCACCCCCCCGATGAATGCCGTATCTGCACGGTGTCGATCAGGTCTTGCACGCCCTGCTTCCAAGTTATGTCGCCAACAGTTGATCCGCGCACCAAGCCGGTGCCTGTCACGGTTTTGCGGTTACCACAATCATCCACCTTGCCAAACAGCTTGGCTTGCACGATGTCGCGCGTGGTTTCATAGGTTTTGCCGGCCGCCCAAAACTCCACCGGCTTCTTGAATCTGCGCCCAGTCCACCAGTCAGGATAGGTGCCGGTCAGATGTGTCGCCGTTTCATACCCGCCCATCCCCTCGGTCTTGCCGATCCGGTTGGCACACATCGCGCAGCGTTCGCGGTATGTCGCGCCAGCCTCGAAAAACTCCAGGTGTTTGGCGTATAGTTCCCTGCGCAGCGGGCCGGTGTCAGGGTAATACTCATCGATCTTATTCCGGCTCTTGCGCCTTTCCAGGTCGAGAATAAGCTCAAGGTACTGCCTGCGCTCTACCGGATTAAGCCGGTTCAGCTCTTCAAGCGTCAGTTCCATTGCAGTCCTGGCGGCTGCGCGCTTTCGCGGCCAGCTCTGCCAGCTTTGCATTTACCTGTTCGTCAGTAAGATCGACAACCCTCACATCAGCATCAAGGTTTAAGCGGTCGCCGTATTTCTTTGGTGCCATCTTGCCTGCCAGCCATTTCCGGGCATCAACCCGCAGCTTCGCCTGTTGAACGGCTGCATTTGAAACGGTCATTACAGGCTTCCCGTCAAACATCAGCGGAGCGTCATCAATCATCACCGGCTCAAGCCCGCCTTCATCAGCAATCGCAAGGATGTCCTCGGCCATCTTGTCTGCCTGCGCCTCGCGCGCGCGCGTGTATTGGTCAGAATAATTAGCCAGCCACGCAATCAACGACCCCTTGGAAACCCCAACCTCGTTGGCTATAACTTGCAGCGTCATGCAATCAGCGACCTTCTCGCATACCGCATCAATGCCGATCGCATCCAGCTTCTGCGCCGTGGTCAGCGGTTTTGCTGCCGTTTCAGACTTTTGCTTGTTTTTTGAGCCGCCAGGACGCGCTACAGTCGATTGCTTTGACTTGGCTGATACCTTAGCCTTGACGGATTTGGCAGCTTTATCGAACTCTATCCTTGCCTCGCACACCAACCGGCAAGCCTCGGCGTAAGCCTTTGCGGTCTTAAAGCTCTCCCGCTTCGGTGCCGGATGTGCCTTCTCGGCGGCTTTGGAATGCTTTGGGGGGTTGCTCATTTCAACACCAGATTGGCAATCGACACGCCCATCAGTCCAACCAATGCAATGGCTCCGGTTATCACCCAGCCGCGCACCAGTTTCATAGTAGGCATTTCCAATTCAAGCCCGTGGATGCGCGTTTCGTGATCCTTGATGTTGACAAAGGCGCGATCCAACCCCTTGCTGGCTTCTTCGTGCTTGACATCCAGTCGGGTAAGCATCTTGAGAGATCCATCGATTGACTCGACTGCTGTTGATACGCGCTCGACCACTTTTTCCAGATTGGTGACGCGCACATCCAGCACGGCATGGGCTTGATCGATCATTTCGCAGCCCCCTTGACCTTCTCCCAACTACGCCCAGCTACGTATCCGAGCATGACCGAACCAAACAATGTCAGCACCGGCTCCGGTATGGACTGCATCCAGGCTTTGAATCCTGCGGTAAACGCGGCGGCAGCCTCGGGGTTGAATATAGTCAAAACCCCCATCGGGATAGACCACAACAGGAGAATATAAACCACATACAGGAACGAGGGGCGCGCCCGGCTTGTCCACGGATCGGCGCTTTGTGCTTCAGCAATGATGGCGGATAACTGGGTTTTCATCTCGTCCAGCTCGCCGGCCTGCTGCAGGCGCAGTAATTCGAGTTGCGCCCTCGCCTTCTCTTCCGGGTTGGGGAATAATTTATCGATCAGCTTCCCGCCGATATTAAATACCCCTCCCAGTGTAATCGGATCAATCATGCCAGTCCTTTCGTGTAGGTCGGCCTACCGGTTTTGTCGAACGATGCCGTCCAAACCTCATGCCGAGGCTTATCACTCCAGCACACATGCACCCAATTGCCTTCCATGATGATCTTGTCGATCTGCGCCATAATGTCCGGGCGCGAGGCTATGAATTGAACAATCTGGTACGGCGTGCCGAAGCACGGAGCCTTGAAGTCCAAGCTCTTGCCTTTCGGATGCGCCTTGTCGCGGAAGTACATGCGCCATGCGACATCATCGGTCTGAATATCGCGCTTCCGGCACCACTCCGCGAAGTCGTTCTTGGTCAGCACGCGCTCAAGCGCCTCGCAGCGATAGCCGGATGTCACAACGATGAATACTGTACGCATCGCCTCTTCTGTCAACGCCGCACGGATCGCTTCGGCCAGTGTTGCCGTCTTTAACAGGTTGTCGATCACGCTCTCCGGCGGCGTGTTGTCGATACCAAGACGAGTTGCCGTATCCGACGCGAGAAGTTCTTCCAGTGAAAAGTGCTCAGTCAGTTGCATTGCGACCTCAAATAAAAAGCCCGCACAGGGCGGGCTTGAAATTATTTAGTGGGCAGAAACCCCACACTACGGTTTTTACTTCTACTGGTAGATCAAAAAAAAATCAAGTGGTTTTTATGCGGCCTCTTCCAGTATTAGCCCGGCACCGCGCAATGCCACGTCAACCTCATATTCGGCGCGCCTCCCGATTGCGTCCAATGCCTGATGCACCCAATCCCGGTACTCGTTCGCCTTCTTGATTCCGCAGCGCATATCGCACCGCACCGCGCTCATGCCTATATTCTGGCCGAAATAATTGCGCACCAACTTCTCAACACCACGCGGGTAGTGGGTGCCGGTCGGGAGCGTCCCGATCACCACGCGCACCAGATGATTTACCAGTGCGCGCTCATGCTCCCCGCCAGCAAGCTCCCTGCCGTAATGCGCCCTCACGTATGCCTGCCCATTTACATCTACCACACGCTCAACAAGAGCCAGGATCATCGCCGCCTGGGCATGCCGGTCGTGAGGCGTCATATCGCCGTTACCGCTGGCGCCGCGCATCGAATTGACCGACGACATTTTGACGATGGGCATGCCAAGTGTCCTGAAGGCGAATTGCAAAGCATGATGCGCGGACTTGAACATGCGTCTACCCCCTTTTTTTATCGTCGAATTTTTTACACCGCGTCAACGTGCGGCGGCCGGCACCACAGAACTCCCGGTCGAGCAGCTTGGTCAGATGCCTACAACCATCGCAGCGCGTCGCCTCGGCGCGCATGGCGGCTTCCATTGGGTCGCGGTACATAAAGGCTGGAAGTGCATTACTACTCATGTCCGCTTTCCAATCTTGTACCAGCCTCCCTTGCCACCCACCAAGTAGTTGACGCCACCGCGCTGCTGGATGTTGCAAACGCAGAACCCGGCATCCTCCACCACCTTAAATGCTGACTTCAACTTTTTCAGCCTGCGCGCCGCCGCCAAATCACCAAACCACTTTGCAAAGATATTCACGCCGCACCCTTTCGTTATCCAAAGCCGCTTTAATCATCTGCACCGCCTCCCCACTCTTCACCATGTCTGGTGTGAACCTAAATACCCGATACCCAAGCAATGCCGCGTGCGAATACTTCTCACAATCCGCCGAATACCCTGCGCCCCGGTTATGCCTACCATTCACCCACACGCCACCCTCGATCTCCACCAGGATCATGTGCGCAGGGAAAGCGAAGTCAGCGCGCCACTTCCGCACCGGATGAAACTTGAATTCAGGCACAGGATTCAGCTTGTGCGCCCGGCAGTGCAGGGCAAATGCAGCTTCTGGCGCGGATTGCTTCATTTCGCGTAATCCACACACGATTTGGGCTGATTCTTTCCGGCCTTCCAGTCTGTTTCATTCCCGAACCTGATCTTGCGCTTGAGGCATCCCCAAATCGCAAAACCACCAATCTGGCGCAAGGCGCGGTTGTCGCATGTGTGGCACAGGCTCACTTCAACACCACCAAGCCAACGTCAAGCCAGTGCTGTTGCGTGCGCTCAACGCCCTCATGGTGCATCAGCTCAATTTGCATTACTGTATACGGTGGCGAAACACGAGCGCGTCCATCAAGCACGTCATGGCAAGAGGAACAACAGAATGCGCCAAATAAATCTGATTTCTTCGTGCCCATACCGCCGCCATTCAAATGCGCCAGTATTGTTGTAGCGGGATCGTGGTTGCATACGCCGGGAATGCGAACCAAACACGGCTGGCCGCGCGCGCTGTCGCGCAGGTAGCGTGATTCGTGGCGGCGTTGTTTAAGCAGGCTCATTGCTCAAACACCTGCAAGATGCACTCCATCATTTCATCGCGCGCCTGCTGATCAAGGTGCGGCCACAGGTACTTTGCCGCGTGCCCGCCGCGCAGGAACCGCACAACGCCCGCGTGGTATTTTTGAAATTCATCTTCGTCAGCCTTCGCGTAGCTGATCGACTTCGGCAGCGGCACAATTCCGCCTTTTGCGCCCGGAACCCACTTGACCCAGCCAGACCCGATCTTCAGCCACGACCGCAACATCTCGAAATCATCGAACCGATCCTGAGAATCAAACAGGCTTTGCTCCATCGCCATGTGGAAACGGTGGAATTTACCGGAGCGCGGCGAAACCACCTCGACGTTGAACATTTCCCCCGGCTCCGCCTGCGTGACACGCTTCCAGAATCGCCGCCACGCCTTTTTATCGTCCTGTCCGAAGCCGTCCAGAACGCCGAACAGGAACGAGCGAACGCCATCCAAGGCCGTGCCGGACGGCATGGCTGCGTCGGTGCGCGCGATGGTGAGCTTGCTCATATCTCCGCTTCCGCAGACGCTCGCCTGGCCTTGGCATTTTTGGCAAGCAGGTACGTCGGAGTTTTTTCCGTATGCCCGACCAGCCACCAGAGAACGCTTTCATTGCCGCCTTTAATGAGCTTGCAGCACCCGACAATGCGCGCCTGATACATGCCCGTCAGTGCAGCCTCAACATCGCGCCTACGATGCCCCTGCGCCAGCGTGTCGGTGCTTACCGGCGCTTGGGATGTGGCCTTGGCCAGCAACGGCAGGAGTTTGGATTTCAGATCGGTCATGCCATCACGCCCTTGCACAGCTTATAAATTGCTCCTGCTGCCATTGCAGGAACCCATCCGTTTCCAGTGGCTTTGAGTCCGTCCATCCCTCGGGCCACATCATCAGGATTTCTTGGCATCGAGGCGTAGTCATCCGCTGGTAAAGCCGCATCAATTGCTCTTGCAAATTGCCGTCTGCGTGATTTTTTCGTATCAATGCAAGCGGGTTTCGGAATGTCCATGCTTTCCAAGATTGAGCTGTCGGAGTAAGCAACCATGAAAATCCTCGCTCTATGGTGAGCCGCTCCAATGGTTGAAGCTCTGAACACTCCCCATCGCGCATCCATCCCCATTGAGGCCAAATCTCCAAGGACTGTTCCAAGTCCACGAGAAGTGAGCATTGGGCTGTTTTCCACAACGACAAGCCTGGGTTGTATTTGGCGAATGATCCTTGCCATTTCCACCCACAATCCTGATCTTGTTCCCGCAATACCTGCACCGGCTCCGCATTGGCTGATGTCCTGGCAAGGGAATCCACCCGTGATGACATCAACACTTCCGCGCCACAGCATTCCGTCGAAGGTGCGCACGTCATCCCATATTGGGAATTGTTCAAGCACTCCGTCTCGTTGCCGGTTGAGCATGATCTGCCGTGCTCCGGCATCAAGCTCAACAGCGCAGACGGTGCGCCATCCAATGAGCTTTCCGGCCAGCACACTACCGCCCCCCCCCGCAAATAATGCCAGCTCATTCAAGCCATCCTCCCTCTGTGCGATTCCCAGCCAAACGGCACGCATACACCGCCATCCTCGCGCAGCCGGTCATAGACGCGCTCGCCGATCAGCGCGCGCACCTCGGACTCGTCCTTGTTCGACAACAGCAGCGTTGGCTTGCGCTTTTCGTACCGCTCGTTCATCACATCGAACAAGGCTTCTTCCTCGAACTTAGAGCCGAACTGCACGCCGATCTCGTCCAGAATCAATAAATCAGGCTGGCTGAGTAAGCGAATCACATCGCCTTGAGATTCGTGCGAATCTTTGCGCCACGAATCCTTGATGCGGCAGAACATGCGCTGCGCGGTGACGAACAGCACCAGCCGGTTGCGCTGCATGATGTGCAGACCGATCCCGACCGCAAGGTGGGTCTTGCCGGTTCCGGGTTTTCCGCAAAATATCGCACCGCGCCCCTTTGCCAGCACCTCATCGAACCGCTCAGCGTAATCCTTGGCAAACGCCAGGGCACGCCGCTGGCCATCGTTCGCGGCAACATAGCTGCCCAGCGTCCGAGTCCTAAACCGATCCGGTATCACCGCCTCGCCAAGCTTCTTCTGCCACTCCTGGTGCCTGAGTGCTGCCGCTTTTTCCTCAGCCTCGCGCTGGTCTGTCGCCTGCTTATCGGCGGCACACTGAGGGCATTTCGACCAGACCTGGTTGAACAGATTTCGGCTTTCAAATTCACCGTGTGTATCGCACGAATCGACGCGGGATTGCTGGGTGAGAATTGCACTGAGCTGGTTCATAGCGGCCTGATCTCCGTTCCGTAGTTTTTCTGCGAAAAATCCTCGGTTTTGCGTGGTTGTTTTCCGGTTACCGGTAGAGGCGACGCGGCGCGCAGCTTTCGGTGTTTGGCGCATTGCAGCAGCGCCTTATCCCACTCGGCCTGCGTGCGCTTGGTGGCCGGCTCGGTAAGCCAGTGCGCCATGAACTCCGGCAAATCGCCGTCAGCCAGCGGAGCCCCGGATTGCCTGGCAAGGTCGGCAACATGGGCGGATGGCTCCCAGCCGATGCGCATGGCGAATTTTTCGGGGTCGCGCGCGTTGACTGGTTGACTGGTAGGTTTTATAGGTGATGGTGTAGGGCATTCCTTATGCAATGCTTGATGAGTGCTTGGAGCATCGCCCTGATTTATGCTTGGAGCATTCCTTGGGGCATCTTTCCAGCGTGCTTGAGCTGCTGCTTGAGCTTTGCTTGTTGCTTTGGCTTTTTTCTGTCCGGCGTCCTCAAGCTCTTGGTCGATACGCTTGTGTCTCCACAAACCATCTTCGATTTGAAAGAATCCCGAAAGAACTGGGCGAAGTGATTTCCACTCCTTTGGAGTGGCTTTTGAGATAGCCGCAAGGTGTTTGTCGTCATCTGGAAGTGGTGAGCGAGTACGCCAGTACGCCATAATCAACAGGAGATAGCCGCCATGCTCATCGCGCGCCAAGTGAAGTGTGTCAGCGAGATATGCGCCGATCCACAGAGGCATCCATGCATCCGTCTTGGTCATGCCTTTTCTTGCCCTATTCCAGCAAACCTCTTGATCCGTTCCTCGTGTATCTTGATAACCGCATCAACACCGAGAACATGAACCATGAGCACATCACGCACATATTCAGCCTCACTCATCCCGCTTTCATTAACGAGGCGGGAAAGACCTTCTTTGATGGCATACGGAACCTTTGCCCGGACATCTTCTGTGCATTTCCCGAACGGGTTTGACGTGCCGGATCGTGATGCCAGCGGCGCGTCGTCTTGCGGTTCTCTCATGAGGCACCTTGTTGTAAAAAAGCCCGCAGCATTTCTGCGCGGGCAAAGCCGACCAAGGGAGGTGTTGCATTGTGGCCGGCAGAAGTCATTAGGCGGCTTTCTTGTCGGCAAGCTCAGGCCAGATGCTTTCCCAATCATCCGGGCGCAGGTCTTTGCGGGTGACTTGGCCGTTGGTGGCTTGCTCGATGGCGGCCATGTATTCAAGCGGGACAGGGCGATGCCCGTTTTTCCATTGGCTAACAAATGCTGGCGGGCAATTTATTGCACGCGCAAATTCTGCATTCGGGTTTTTATCTAAATATGTGCGAAGGTTCATGCGGCGCATTCTATAGCATTGCTACAGAATCGGTCAATAGCCATGCGACAGGCAAGCAATGCTATCGTTAACTCATGAATTACAATAGGAAATCTCTAATAGAAACGCTGATAAACACTAGCTTTGGTGGCAATCAAGCAGCGTTTGGGAGGGCTATTGGTAAATCTCCCGGGCAGGTTAATCAATGGTTGACTGGTTATAGATCGGTTGGCGATGGGGTAGCGCGGCACATTGAAATGGTGCTTGATCTTGGTAATGGATGGATGGATGGGAAAGCCTCTCAACTCAAACAAAAACCGGTCACCCGCGAAGCCACGCCCATCGACACGGTGCTGGCCGACTTGGCCGCGCTTGAGCCAGAGGATGCAGATGTATGGAGAGCTGAGATAAGACGTGCTGCAATCAAGGCGCGCAAGGAAAAACAGGAGCGAGATCAGGAGCGGGCCGCGAGGTCCACTGATCCGCCATTAGAGCGCCGGCACACCGCTTGATATTGGTTGCCTCGCATGGGGTGCGCCTGAATGTTTTTAGAGGCAACGACGAAGCGGTTCAACTCCCGCTACAGCTTTATGCTGCGGGGGGGGTAGACTGATAACCTGATTTACCGAGAGCGCGAAGCGCCATTTCACCAGGAGGCTTTCAACTTAACCACAAGGAGAATTACCATGAAATGGCTACTCGTTACTCTGTTGTTATTTTCTTTCAACGCATACTCCGCAGATCAACAGCAATGCGACAAACTCAAGGCTGATGGAGCGACGCAAGAACAACTGGCGCGAAGCGGATGCTGCTCTTGGCATGGCGGTGTGTGTGGGTGCTCTGGCGAGCGAGTAACATGCTGCGATGGATCGTTAAGCCCATCATGTGGGTGCCACGCAGATGATAATAAGGATTTCAGGCCACCAGAATCAGAAACGCCAAAATCTTAAATGACGCAGCATGAGCACCATAAAAATCATCTTCGCCGTGCTGGTATTTGACATCATCCTGGTGCCACCGCTGTTGATAATTACGGTTGCCGCAAATCTGCTATGGATCAAGTCTGCTGCATCAAAATTTGGCCGTTTTGGAATGCCGTTTATCTATGTCGCGGTATTTTCCCTAGCTTCGTCTGTCGGGTATTGGTTTATCTCGGATGCGCAGCAGCCAAGAGATAGGTCTGCGGCATATTCAAATGACGGCGACACCCGCGACGACTGCGAACGCCACCCCGGGATTTACGGATGCTAACCAAATTTAGTACCAGACAAATTATTCTTATTGCCGCTGCTGCAATCATATTTTTAATGATGCTGTTCCCGCCGTTCGGGCTTCATTATCCTGGTGGCGGTATTAACGGGCACGGTTACCACTTCATATTTACCGGAGACCAGGACGATGACCGCGCTGCCGTCAACACGGGGCTTCTGGCCATCCAGATTGTTGTGGCATCACTGATCGCGTTTGCACTATGGATTGCCGCTGATCAACAAAAATAACATGCCGCGAATTCTCGTCCACCTTGTTATTTCCGCATTCCTTACGGTATCAACGCTGGCATTCGCATCCCCGCGCTGCGACACCTGCCCGCGTGACAGCAATGGCCGCATCCAGCGCAGCGCCAGCGCGATAAAAGACTTCAAGCGCACCAACCCATGCCCGGCCACTGGCAAATCAACTGGCCGCTGCTCTGGCTATGTTGTGGATCATATTCAAGCCCTCAAACGCGGCGGCGCTGATAATCCTGCAAATCTTCAATGGCAGACTAAAGAGGCCGCGAAGGAAAAGGATCGCTGGGAATAACTTACCAAACCACACACCAACCCGCTTCGGCGGGTTTTTTATCGCCCAAATTTCCCCGGCGGCTCGCAGTACAGCAAAAATGCAGCATTGCTATTGACTTCAATATGCAGCATTGCTATAGTTCGCCCATCCCACAGATCAACGCGGGATACCAGCAAGCCGGTAGCGAGAAATCGGTAGTGAGGCATCACCGGGTTAACCCCGCAGGAGCTTCGCATACGGTCGCTAGGCTCACTTGGAGCAGCATCATCGGCTACCGGTTTCTCTCTGCTGATTGAGCAACAAGGATGCGGCAACAAACAACTTTTGTGGAGGCAATATGACTCACAACACTTTCAACAATCTGATGGAGCTGCCGGACATTCAGGCGATGATGGAATCGGCTCAGGCTAGGGCGGTCAAAATGAGCCGTTTGGATGATCTGGTTGATGTGGCGCGCTTCATCGAGGGCGCGAGCCTGTTGGAATGCAAGCACATCATAAACAGCTTGGCAGACCGGGTGTCGTCGCTGGTTGGCAGCGCCAGCGAATTGGAGGATGCCTCAGACGCGCTCATGAAGGAAATCAACTATGAAGCGCGTCCAGCCAAACGCCCATGCGACGAATGCGCTGCCGCACGAAGCGACGAACACCACGACCGCAAGCGCGACGGCGAAATGATGAGGAGAGCGGCATGACAACACTCGCTCATCAGCACATCGCAAACAGACTCAACCGCCGCGCTGAAATCGCACGCGAGAATCAGCGCATGGATGAAATTGAGAAACACGCCACGCCGCTGTTCTACGCAGTTATAGGGGTTGCGGCAGCGGTGGTGTTATGGATGGTCACGGCAGATTATCGTGATGTCGCGCAGCATCGCATGGACACGTTTGTTGCGGTTGAATCAGCCCGGAAGGAAAGCGCACTGATGGCGCGCTGTGCCAGGCAGGAGATCGTGCCGTTTGACGATGTGATGTCGCAATGTACCAGATTGAAATTGATGAAGGGACTGAAATGATCCGCCGACTCGAGCAGCGCATTCTGCGCGCCTACGAACTCGCCAACAACGTCCTGTATTACCTGCAACGCGGACACCGGCTTGGTGATGCAATCCGTATGGCGCGGATGGTCATTCCTGCGGGGCGGCGATGAGTGCCGAGCGCAAATCAGACGGCATCGCAACGTAGCGAAATTTAACCAACAGGAGATAAAGAAATGAACCAACGCGAACAAGGCATCTACAACAAATTCAATGTCACGCGCACCGACGGAACAGATGCGCCAGGCGGTAAGCACTTTGGCGATGAATACTTCGTACTCAATCTCACTACTGACAAGCACACCATGCCAGCCATTGCGGCATACGCAGAATCGTGCACGGCTGAATACCCTCTGCTGGCTTCCGAGCTGCGCGCAAAAGTGGCTGCAACGGTTAAGGCAAGCAGCGTTTTCATCACAGTGCCGGAAGTAACGCTGCCCAGCGGCAAAGTGGTTCCGTCCTTCCAAGTTGCTCAGTACATCGCATCACGCGGCCTAGCAGGAATTCCACAGTCGGTCGCTGACGCAATGCCTTGGGTTGAGATCAACTACGACGAGGCGCGTAAGGCGTGCGCCGTTGCTGGTTACGACCTTCTCGCTGAAACCCGCGCGCTGGCGATTGCATACGACATCAGCCAGCAAGACATCAACTGGACTGGCGGAAAGGTCGGCGAAGGCAAGATTTTCCAAGGAATCCACAAAGAAAACGTCAGTGAAGCGCAGGAAGGAACCTACGAATCCGACGATGCAGAAGAGCGCCGCTGGCACCAGCTCTCCAACGGTGAGCGCATCTATGACTTCGCCGGTAATTGCTACACATGGGTATTCGACGACATCCAGGGAGACGACAAGGGATTGACCACCACCATCAAGGCTGACTCGCCAAGCCTGACCACAGCACCCTACCCATCCCAAGAAAAGGGAATGGGCTGGCGTCCTGACGGAGAGCGGAACTGGTCTGGCGGTGCGCTCGTTCGGGGCGGCTGCTGGTGTTCCGGCTCGCGTGCGGGCGTCTTCGGTCTCGGCGGCGGCGGCCCCGACCGTCGCGGCGTCAGCATCGGCTTCCGCTGCACCAAGAGTCTCTGATCGCTGGTCACGGGTCGCGGCGTAGCCGTGACCTTCGCTAAATATAAACACAACAGGAGCACACCATGAACGACAGAACAGCACTGGTAACACAAGAAGATTTTGGCGGAACAGGCAGGACTATGGCGGTTGTCGAAACCGCATCAACGGCAATCGCGGCACAGTCAAAAGCAATGGTCGAATCGCGCTACATCATGGCAATGCGCAATCCGCGCAACATGGATTCGGTACGCCAAGAACTGCTCAAAGAATGCCGCCGCCCGAGCTTCGCAAATAACAAGAGCGCCTATTACATCAAGCCTATCGGCCAAGGTGTTGAAGGTTTGGGCATCCGCTTTGTGGAAGTCGCCCTGCGCTGCATGAAGAACGTGCTGGTAGAAACCACCATGATCTTCGAGGATGAGCAAAAGGAAGTTCACCGCGTATCAGTCACCGACCTGGAAGCAAATATCACCTACCCGCTTGACGTACGCGTGTCAAAAACCGTTGAACGCAGCAAGCCAAATAGCGACGGCTCCTACATCAGCGTGCGCAAAAACAGCTACAACAAGGACGTTTACACCGTACTCGGTACTGACGATGACCTGCTCAATAAGCGCGGGGCCCTAATCTCAAAGGCAATGCGCTCGCTTGGCCTGCGCATCATCCCTGGCGATCTGTGCGATGAAGCGGAAGAGATCATCAAGAAAATTCGCTTGGACGATGCCGCGAAAGACCCAGATGCAGAGCGCAAGAAGATCGTGGACGCTTTCGCGGCCATAGGCGTGAGCGCCACCGATCTGACTGGCTATCTCGGGCACGGACTTGAGAAGTGCTCTCCGGCGCAGATCGTCACGCTGCGCGGCATCTATGGCGCGATCAAGGATGGTGAGGCAACCTGGGCGACTGCGATGCAGAACAAGACTGATAACGGCGTGAACGGAGACGCGGGCAAGCCGCCATCCAGCAAGCCTGGAATCAAGGAATGCACCGCCGACCAATTCGCCGAACTGGCGAAGGAATACGAAAGCCAAGTACGCAGCGGCAAACTCAAGGCCAAGAAGGTCATCACCACGTTGTCCAGCGCGATGATCCTTACTGAAGATCAAAAGCTGACCATCGACTCATGGCAGCAGGAAGGGAACGGTGAATAACATGAGCGACGTACAGCAATGGCTCCAAGAAAACCCACTTGTCGAGCATGAGCTTATTCAGGGTACTCAGGAATGGCTGGATTTCCGTCTTGAGCATGACGGATCAAGCGAAGCCGCTGCAATGCTCGGCCTGTCAAAAACCACGACACGCACAGAACTGCTGCGCATGAAATCGTCCGGCATCGCCAAGGAATTCTGCGATTGGGTGCAAAAGAACATTCTGGACTACGGCCACGAAGTTGAAGCTCTGGCGCGGCCTATAGTCGCAAAGCAATTCGGAATTCGACTGTTCCCGCTTATCTGTTCGCGCGGTCGCCCGTCTGCGTCCTGCGATGGGATTACGATGGACGGAACTATCGGCTGGGAGCACAAGCAATGGAATAAGGAGCTTGCTTCCGCAGTGGCTCGCTATGAATTGCCTGATACCCACATGCCGCAGGTTCAACAGGCTTTGCTTGTCACTGGCGCGGAAAAGTGGATTTTCACGGTATCGGACGGCACAGAGGAAAACATGGTCAGCATGGAAGTGATGCCTGATCCGGTTTGGTTCGAGCGCATTCTGTCTGGCTGGGTACAGTTCAACAAAGACCGCGAGAACTACGTTCACATCGAGCACACCGAAAAGCCCAAGGCCGAAGTGTGCATCGAACTGCCCGCCCTCTTTGTTCACGCCAGGGGCGAGATAACCGAACACAACATGGAAGCCTTCGGTGTGGCGCTGACCGCCAAACTCGCCGAAGTGCGCGCCATCGCGCTTGTGACGGATCAGGATTTTTCCAACGCCAAGGAAGCGGCCAAAAAGTTCCGCGAGACGGCCAAGGCCATTGCGCTATCCAAGGAAGCAATGCTGGCGCAAACCGAAACCATCGGTGAGGCCGCGCGCAAGATGGACGCATGGGTGAAAGACCTGAACGGCACCGCCCTGCAGCTCGAAAAGGATGTGGAGCGCGAGGATAAGGCCAAGAAGGAAGTAATGGTGCTCGAAGGCAGGCAAGCCTACGCCGACCACATCACCGCGCTGGAAGCGGAAATCAAGCCGATCCGCATAACGCTGGCTCCGCCCAACTTTGCCGAGGCGATCAAGGGCAAGCGCAACTACGCCAGCATGCACGATGCTATCCAAACCATGCTTGCTGGGGTGAAGATTGCCGCCGATACGCAAACCAAGGACGTTTGCGCCAAGCTGGCCTGGTGCAAGGAAAACGCAGTCGGTTACGGTGCGCTATTCCCGGATTTGCAGGCTTTGATGGTGAAGCCGATGGAAGACTTCACCTTGACCATCACCAGCCGCATCGAGAAGCAAAAAGCGGATGAATCAGCACGGCTCGAAGCACAGCGCGCGGCAATGCAAGCCGAGGAAGAGGCCAAGGCGCGCGCCGAATCGGAAGCCGCCGCCGTCGAAGAACGCCGCAAGCAAGCGCAATTGGCCGCACAGGCGCAGCCGGTAAAACTGTCTGGCGCGAAAACCGTTGTCGCGGGATTCAGTCCGGCAACTCGCACACGCGCCAGCCGCGCAGAAATACTCGAAGTGCTTTCAGAGAACTTCGGGCTGCCGGAAGAAATGATGCTCGACTGGATTCTGCAAGAGTTCCGTGGCGACATTCAGCACGAAGAAAGGAAGGCAGCATGAAAAAACAAAGCCCAATCAAAATAACCCTGAACCCGGTCAAGACGTCGAGTCAGGTTCACTCGATCGGATACGACCCAACCAGCAAGACAATGGCAGTGAAATTTCACAGTGGCGGCGTGTACCACTACCACGACGTGCCTCAAGAAAAGTTTAACGCCATGCGTGACGCTGAATCGGCTGGCTCTCACCTGGGTAAGCATATCAAGGGCGCGCACAAATTTACCAAGCTGGACGCATAGTAATTTTTTTCAACTCACAAAAGGAGCAAAGCATCATGGCAAAACCAATCCACGAAACACTTCGGCACCTGATGGGCGGCACGTTTCTCGACGAAGCAGGCGAAAAACTGGCAGAACTCGTCGCAGCTGTTGATTCCACCGGCAAGGCCGGGAAGATCACCCTGACCATCGCCATCAAGAAATCCACCAAAGCGGCTATGGCCGTAGTTGGCGACATCAAGATGAGCAAACCGATGGAGGCACCTGACGCAACGCTGATGTTCGCCACACCGGAAGGCAATCTTCTGACCGAAGATCCAAGGCAGCAAAAGCTGGAACTTAAGGCCGTTGCTGCACAAACCCCGTCAGAACTCAAACAAGTGGGAGCGAAATAATCATGGCCGACCCTATCAAGCAAGAAGCAGAAAACATCGCCGCCACCGTGGCGCGCGAGGCGCGCAAGCCGTTCGCGCTCAGCGCCGACATGAATGCCGTGCCGGAAGGCTGGAAGCTGGAAGACACCGGGCACATGCAACCAACGCCGCGCCGCAAGAAGGCGTCCGTCTCGCTGGCCGACGCAGAAGGCTTTATTTCCTACCTCAAGCGCCACGGCTCGCTTGCCAGCGCAACAATTTGGTGTGAGGCCGACTACCAAAAAGGGCTTGTTGCATACACCGGCATCATCAATGACCACAGCGAAGAGGTGAATGGACAGCAATGGCGCGATCACATCGCCAAACTGGCTCCGGCCAAGTCGGTAGAGTGGCAACGCTGGACAAACAAAGATCGCCAGAGATTTAGCCAAGCTGAATTCGCCTGCTGGATCGAGGACAACATGGGCGACATAGCAACAGTTGACGGCTTCCCATCCGGCACGGCGATGCTCACGATGGCGACCAATCTGGAAATCGCGCAGGACTCCACCATCAAGAGCGCGATTCGCCTTCAATCAGGGGGCGTGCGCATGGAATACGTCGAGGACAGCAACGCCGAGACGGTAAAAAGCATGGAAGTATTCAGTAAGTTCGCGATCGGCGTGCCGGTATTCTGGGGAGGCACTGCCTACATGGTTGAAGCGCGTCTCAAATATCAGCTCAAGGCGGGGAGGGTTGATTTCTGGTACGAGCTGAACCGCCCTGACAAGGTGCTGGAAGATGCGGCCAAGACGCTCACTGCCAATATCAAGGATGCAACCGGATTCCCAATGTTTCATGGCAAGCCATTTGCGGCGTAACGTAATTGCCGCCACTTTGGAGTTAGTGGCGGCATCAAGGAGAACGTATGAACAAATTTATCACCGTCCCAGAAATGACACTGCCGAACGGCATTGTCGTCCCCGCTTTCAAGGTAGGTCAGTTTCATTGCAGCAAGGGCGCTGATGGGAAAGCCGTCATCACCGCCGATGGCGCGCCATGGGTGAGCATCACCTTCGAGGAAGCAAAGATAGCGTGCGAAGAGGCTGGGTTCAAACTCATCACCGAATCTCAAGAACTGGCGATCCGGCACAACGTCGCGGCGCAGGATTGCAACTGGACGAAGGGCAAGGTCGGTGAAGGCAAGCTATTCCGTGGCCTACGCAAAGGCAATGTGTCCAGCGCGCAGCCAGGCAACTTCCAGTCGCCAGATGCCAAAGAACGCCGCTGGTTGACGCTATCAAACGGAGAGAAGGTTTGCGACTTGAACGGCAATGTTTTTTCGTGGGTATTCGACGACATCCAGGGAGACGACAAGGGATTGACCACCACCATCAAGGCTGACTCGCCAAGCCTGACCACAGCACCCTACCCATCCCAAGAAAAGGGAATGGGCTGGCGTCCTGACGGAGAGCGGAACTGGTCTGGCTTTGCGCTCGTTCGGGGCGGCTCCTGGTGTTCCGGCTCGCGTGCGGGCGTCTTCAGTCTCAACTACGACAACCCCGGCAATCGCGGCGACTACTTCGGCTTCCGCTGCACCAAGAGTCTCTGATCGCTGGTCACGGGTCGCGGCGTAGCCGTGACCTAGAAAATTAACCAGGAACATCATGCAAGCAATACCAACACCGACAAGCGACGAACTCAGAGAGTTCAGCATCAGCGCCTTCAAGGGCATTGAGGCCGGACTTGGGCAGGCTGATCCGGTGGCGACCATCGCGCAGAAGCTGGAAGAAAAACACGCCGGCCACTTGATATTGGTGCAATCCGGCAATTTCCTCCATGGCTACGACCGCACGGCATACGCGCTGGCCACACTGAAAAAATATAAGCTCAAGCTCGTTGGAGCGTCCACCGAGCCGCATATTCGCATTGGCTTTCCAGTTGGCAATTTCAAGCGTCGGTTATGGTCTGTCGTTGAAGATTTCGGTATCCCCTACGTTGTAGCACTCGGCAATCAGGCGGATGGACACACGGTCTATGTTTCAAATCAGCCAACAGGAAACAATTCGGTACTGGAATCCGTTTCAACGAAAGTCATCTGTGATGTGATAGACGATCTCATGCAACGCGGCGAGGTGAACAAGGCTGCGGCCACCCAGTTGTTAGCCAGCCCTGATTCTGCATCGTTTCAACTCAAGGCTAAAGCGCAAGACTTGGACACGCAGATCATGCAGGACATCATCAAAATGTCTCGCGATATTCGTGCAACCTATGGTGAAAACATGCGCACTTGCATCGGTCGAATCATGCGCGGCGTCATGGCGTACGGCCTTGAGGACAATAAACAGCTCCTGCTTAAATCAATTTCAGCCGATGTTGACTTGCTCAAGCACTATCTCGCACAGGCTCAAAGGCTAGGAATGCTCGCGCTCAACTTTGAGCATAGAGCGGGTCTAGCCGTTGAACTTGGTCGTCTCGTTGGCGGGCTCATTCGCTCACAAGGAGCGCAGCCATGAACAACGATGGGGGTTTTCTGAAAGGTCTGGCAATGCGCTCATTCGGGGCAGCTACTGGTATTCCGACTCGCATGCGGGCGTCTTCAATCTCAACAACGACAACCCCGACAATCGCAACGACAACATCGGCTTCCGCTGACCCAAGAAAAAACGGCCTAGACGCTGGGGATACCCACGGAAGGTTAACTCTTGGTCGAAAATCTCCAGGAGCGCAAGTTCCAAAAGCACGGCAACATGCCCAACCGGAAACCGCTGCGATGCCTACGGGCGGCGCAGTGGAATGCGGCAGTGACTTCCATCACCTTACCAGCCTACCCAACCTATTCACTTGCTGGCTTAACACCCGAAAGAACAAATCGCATAACCTGCGCATTCAGCGCTTCTCTACTGATCCGCTGCGGCACCTGATTACAATCCAAAAAAGACTGCGCGAGCGAAAATATACCTTCGGCTCGTACAAGACATTCACCGTGCGCGAGAAGAAGTGGCGCGACGTGGTGGATGCTCCAATGAAAGACCGCATCATTCACTGGATGCTGTACCGGTACATGCTACCAATCTGGCAGCCGAGGTTCATCCATGACACCTGTGGCAACCTGCCCGGTCGCGGCACCCATGCCGCCGTGCGTAGGCTGGCGCAATTCGCCCGCAGCGATAAAGCCACTTGGATGTTGCAGCTCGACATCAGCAAGTATTTCTACTCAGTCAACCATGCACTGCTGAAAGAGCGCGTGCTGCGCTACATCGGAGATCACGAACTGCGCGTGCTACTGGTCAACCTGATCGACTCGTTCCAAACGGATAGCAGCTACGATCACTTGTTCGATGCTGGCACGCTGTACCGGCAGACGGCGGCCAAGGGAATGCCCATCGGCAATTTGTCCAGCCAGCTATTCGCCAACATATTCCTGAACGACTTCGACCACTGGATCAAAGAAACGCTGCGCGTCCACCGGTACATCCGCTACGTGGACGATATAGTCATCCTGGGTGAATCGCGCGAAGAACTGCAAACCCTGCGAGAACTGATCACCGTCAAGCTGGCCAATGACGGCCTGACTATCCACCCGCACAAGATTCGGCTTGCGCCGGCGAGCGCTGGCATTCCATTCCTCGGCTACGTCGTCTGGCCGCAGCACATATCTGCTGGGCGCTACATCCGAGGTCGGTATCACCAGCGCTTGCGCCAGCATGAATCAGGCGGGCGCGACAGAACAGATGCACTGCGCTCTTACCAAGCAATGCTTAACCACACAGGAGCTACACGATGAAAGAACTGACATGCGCAATATGAGTTTCGCATTGACGACAGCGCAAATTCAGAATGAATTAAAGACCGTAACGCGGCGGCTTGGATGGCTGAACTTGAAGCCTGGAGATATGGTGCGCCCAGTGCGCAAGTGTATGGGGTTAAAGCAGGGCGAGAAAATTGATCCTCTACGCGACCCGATCCGGGTGGTGAGTGTGCGCCGCGAACAGTTGCAACACATGGCGCTTGGCGATTATGGGGCAATGGAATGTAGGCGCGAAGGATTCCAGCACATGACACCGCATGAGTTCATTGAAATGTTCTGTGCGTCCCACAAAGGCTGCAAACCAGAAACTGTAGTGACGCGGATAGAGTTTGAATACACGCATGGAGAGCATCATGGCTGACCAACGCAACGGAGGAATTACTTGGACGGAAGAGACGTGGAACCCGTTGCGCGGCTGCTCGCGCGTGTCAGAGGGTTGCAGGAACTGCTACGCCGAAGCGATGGCCGGACGATTCTCTGGTGTCGGCCAGCCATACGAAGGCACGATCAATCCTGATACGAGGCGCTGGAATGGCACGATCAAGCTAGTGCATGAGAAGCTGACCGACCCGCTGCACTGGTCGCGACCGCGCACGGTGTTTGTGAATTCCATGTCCGACCTGTTTCATGAGGGCGTGCCGGACGAGTTTATAGATCAGGTGTTCGCGGTGATGGCGCTGGCGAAACAGCACACATTCCAGGTGCTGACGAAGCGGCCGGAGCGGATGCTGGATTATCTACGGTCGAGCGCTGTCCGTGATAAGTGGGCGTGTGCCGGCGATGCTTTCGCCGACTCGATGGAGCCGCAGCGTTATGCCAACCTATCGCATATCGGCGAGCCGGGCAATAAGGTGAGCGTGTTCACACAATTCCCACTGCCGAATGTGTGGCTCGGCGTCACAGCCGAGAACCAGGAAGCCGCCGACGAGCGCGTGCCGCTGTTGCTGCAAACGCCGGCCGCTGTGCGCTGGGTGAGTGTGGAGCCGATGCTGGGGGCAATTGATCTGCACCATGTTCGCGATGGTGAGTTCACTTTTGATGCGCTCTCTAAAAAAGAAGGTATCGCATATCGAGCAACTGGGCTGGATTGGGTTGTTGTTGGTGGAGAATCGGGCAGCAATGCGCGCCCGATGCACCCGTCATGGCCAAGAGCGTTGCGCGACCAGTGCGCCGCCGCTGGTGTGCCGTTACTGTTTAAGCAATGGGGCGAGCACGATTATCGGATGATACGCATGGGGAAGCACGAATCCGGCAGAATACTTGACGGTGTTCTGCATGATGGATACCCGGAGGCTGGATTATGACCACGGCAGAGCGAGTTAAACGCATCATGGATGAAGCGGTCGGAAGCGACCTCTCATCATGGGAGAAGTTCGAGTTTTTACCCAGCATCAAGGAGCGCAGCAGCCTTTCTGAAAAACAAGAAAAGGTTCTACACGGAATTGAACAACGTATTTTTGAAGAAGAGGAAGAGTGATGTCAGTCAACAAGGTGATTCTGATAGGCCGCCTGGGCAAAGACCCGGAAACGCGCTATATGACCAATGGCGAAGCGGTGACCAACGCCACGCTGGCGACTTCCGAAAACTGGAAGGACAAGAGCGGCGAGAAGCAGGAAAAAACCGAGTGGCATAATCTGGTGTTCTACCGCCGCCTCGCTGAGATTGCCGGAGAGTATTTGAAGAAAGGCTCGCAGATTTACGTCGAGGGCAAACTGCAAACCCGCAAATGGCAGACCAAGGAAGGGCAGGATCGTTACACCACAGAGATTGTCGTCAACGAAATGACCATGCTGGGCGGCAAGTCTCATGGTGGCGAGCATTCTGCACCAGTAGAGCGCGATTCAAATCCAGCTGGAAGGCCTGGCGGTTCAGATGCGCGTCCAGATAAGCCGCCAGTTTCAAGCGCGGCAAAGGGTAGCTTCGACAACTTCGACGATGACATTCCTTTTTAGGGACTACCTATGCCTGATATATCCATGTGCCAAGACACGCAATGCCCAAGCCGTGAAGAGTGCTACCGCTTCACGGCGAAACCGAGCGCCATCCAATCGTTCCAAGACTTCAACGAATTTCGCGCCGGGCAGGATGTCTGCGAGGATTTTGTGCCGAATGAGAAATGCGCCGCAACCACACCGAGAGGATAGCCATGACCAACATTGAACCACTGATGACACAAGCGGAGGTAGCAGAACTCCTGTCCCGGCTTGCCAATATCTCCGCGCGCCACGTCTATGACCGCTGGGTGCATTTGCCGGACTTCCCAAAACCGGTACTATTGCCGGTAGCGGTCGGGAATAAGCGGCCTAAACGCTGGCATCGGGCGGACATTGTGAGTTGGGCGGAGCGGAACAAGTTGGCGGCGTAGTACCAAGTTTGCACCAAACACTCAGCAAAGCCTTGTTCCACGTGGAACGCGAGTCCTCTTCTGGGCACCATCAAAAATCATTAAAAGCCCCGTAGATACTAGCTATCGGGGCTTTTTTGTTGCCTTCTTGTCGCAATATTGACACACGGTTTGTCGCGGTTTGTATCGGTTTGGCGTTATCATGTGCGACAAATTTCCGACAAGAGTGCGACAACATGGCTAGCTTCCGTAAACGTGGTTTGACTTGGACAGCCGAGATACGGCGCAAAGGTATATCGACTTCGGCAACATTCTCTACTAAGGCCGAGGCCGTTGCATGGGCCGCCAAAGAAGAGGCCAATATAATAGCAGGAAAGCGCGGGGATATTCCAAACAAGACATTTGGGGATCTGTTGAGCAAGTATGCTGATGAGGTCAGCCCAACAAAAAAAGGAGAACGCTGGGAGCGGCTACGCATCGGACTGACTCTTCGAGATGAGATCGCTAAAGTCAATCTTCGGGTGATCGATGCGCGCGATGTGGCGGCATGGCGGGATCGGCGACTGGCTCAGGTATCACCAGCCAGCGTGAGGCGCGAATGGAATCTGCTGAGCAATGCCTGCACCATCGCAATGAAAGAATGGAAGTGGCTGGCCGAGAACCCGATGCGTGAAGTACGTAGACCGCCACCTACTGAGGCGCGTGATCGGCGTATCTCGCAGGATGAGATCGACCGGCTAATGTTGGTATTCGGGGATGATGTTGGAACTGTCACAGGGCGAGTTGGCAAGGCGTTTCTGTTTGCTATTGAAACAGCGATGCGTGCTGGTGAAATTGCCGGATTGACTTGGGACAATGTGAGGCTGGCGCAGCGCTATTGCAAAACGCAGGGGAAGACGGCAGCGGCGAAGCGCGACGTGCCGCTATCGGATAAGGCGATCCAGATACTCAAAGAGATCGGCACCGAATCGGGCAGCGTGTTCAACATCAGCACTACGCAGATCGATGCGCTGTTTCGCAAGGTGAAAGCTAAGGCTGTAGTCGATGAGCTACACTTCCATGATTCGCGACATGAAGCCATCACCCGGCTGGCCAAAAAGCTTGATGTTCTGGCACTAGCCAGAACAGTTGGGCACCGAGACCTGCGGCAGCTTATGGTTTATTACAATGAGAGCGCGGAAGATATGGCTGGCCGGCTTTAGCTACTGTACTGCGCTGCTATGCATAAGACACAGACCACCAACAGAGGATTGGTCAGCCAAATAACTCACTGTGCGAACCAAGCCGTGCCAACCGCAAGGTGTCTGCATCTGGCTTGCGGTAGATCAACAGCAGGTCTGGCTTGACGTGACACTCTCGATACCCAGTCCAATCACCGCTCAACGCATGATCGCGATTTTTCTCTGGCAAAGGTTGATCGACAAGCAGCAATTTCAAAATCCCAGGCAACAGCGAACCCACATCCTTACTGTGGCGCGGCGTTGCCATCACGCGCCTGTAATCTCGTTTGAAGGCTGATGAGCGATCAATCGTCCGCATTCAAATCGGCCATCAGTGCATCAACGCTTTCGAAACGCTTGCCCTTGCCTGATTCGAGTTCGGCAATGGCCTTGCGAGTAGTCGCGTTCGGCACTTTTACATCGAAGGGCAAACGGCGCTCATCCGCTACACGCAGCATCAGCAAGCGAATAGCGTCCGAGATAGATAGACCCATCGCTTCCAGTGCATCAGCAGCGCGTTCCTTGGTGGCTGTATCAATGCGTGCGCGAACATAAGTGTCAGCGGTACTCATAGTGACTCTCCTTAAAACTGGTTGGTAAGATTTTATTGTAGTTACAAAGCGACTACAAATCAAGCTGGCTGAAGCTGGGAGCTGGGTGCAATGTCGTTTCGTAGAGGACGAACGTTCTATTGCCAGTCCATCCAGAGCCCCGCACCTCAGACGTGCTGTGGTTGCTCTAGCCAACTCGGTCAGCACAACTACCGATTACCAGATGT